CGCCCGTATCTGCCCCGCACCCGTCCCTGCTACAGTCAGTGCGAGGTGATACCATTGCCCAACGAGCAAGGGGCTCCCGTTAATTTCCGATCCACCATTCCAGATCTGTAAGGTCGTCCCGTCCACCGCTGTTTCGAGGTTGATGACTTCATTTACCACTGCGCCGAAGGAGAAAAAGAGGGAGTAGTCATTGCGGTCTACGCTGATCTTGCACCAAGCCATCGCAGTCCAGCTCGTAATGGCAGGAAGATCCGTCGTTGTGTCGAGACGGGTACTCCCATCGAAACGCAGCGCAACATTCGTGCCTGGGTGGACCGGGAGGCGCACGCGGGGCCACGCCATTGGCAATCGGGACGGCAAGGCAAGAAGCCTATGACTGGTGCTGCTGCCGCTTGCTATCCCGAGAATGGGGGATTGCGCACGCCATCGCACTCGGGCAGGAGTTATTGTGGGGGGTGCAATAAGTGTTGGCGTCTGCGCCCGCCAGACCACTCTGGCAGGGCTCGCTGTGACGAATGTGGGGGATGATCCTTCTGTGATATTGCCGGCCTGCGCCCGCCACACCACCCTGGAGGGATTGACCTCAACACGAAAGGCTTGTCGCAGGCCGGTAGGTATCCAGCGGTGCCGCCGATAGATCGGCAGGGATTTGCGAAAGAAAGTCGGCATGCCGCGCACCTACAAGAGCCAGCGACTCTTGCGAATCTATGCATCGCGCCAGGAATGAGCCATCGTTAGGGAGTGAACGTATGCGAGGCAATCACCCCAGATGTTTCATTATTATTGACATCCGTCGCCGTCACTTTGACCCGGAACACCACCGGCAATGTGCCTTGCACAAGGGGGACTACGATGATGAGACTCTTGGCATCCCCACCATTGCCGTTGTCGCTGGTTTTTTTGAGTTCTGGGCCTGTGGCCCAATTGGCACAATTTGTTCCGAGACACCAATACACGGTGGTAAAGGCGAGCGTGGCGGACGCGGCTGGCTCTGTCCAGTTGACCGTTGCAGGTTCCGCCGCAACCATGTGTGCGCCCACCAAGAGACATATGACGATCAGAAGAACACGCTTCATATCCACGGACCTCATGGAAAAACTACGCTAACATTGGTAGGATTCCCGAGAAAGGTTGGTGCCGCGCTCGCTACAATCCCCACGCTGGTGGATACCCCAAGAAACGTAGGAACCGCTGCTGCTGAGATACTCACCCCGGACGGATCTCCGAGCGGGGCTGGCACTGCGCCCGCGCTTACACTGACCCCTATGGGATTCCCAAGAAACGTGGGGGTTGCTGCTGCCGAGATACTTACCCCCGTTGGATTCCCCAAAAACCCTAACGTCCCATCATCGACCGTCAGCGTTTCCGACGTCGCAAGGAGGGTAAACACATCATTGGCGAATAACCGCAGTTCATAATTCCCGATAGCAAACGGCGCAGGAGGAATAGGATACGCCAATGACCCATTAGCCGTACCGTCTGTATATTCAAACGTCAGAAAATCAAGATTGTCCGCCCCAATGGCATAGAGCCCGATCCAGTCTGTACTGGTCGGCCCAACAATGTTTGACCATGTTGCTGTGACTGATTCTCCAAGCGAAACCGTTGTAGGGCTCACCGTCAGCCCAACACCGCCAGTGACTGTCACCCCAACCCCCGTTGACGTGGCAGTATTCCCCGCTGCGTCACGCGCTACGGCTGTGAGGATATGTGCACCATTCGATGCTAACGTAGTATTCCAGACAATACCATAAGGGAATGTGGTATCTTCAGCGCCTAAATTGGCTCCATCTAACTTAAACTGGACACCTGCCACGCCAACATTATCGGAGGCATTGGCTGTGACTGCTACAGAAGTACCAGAAACCGCAGCCCCATTGGCTGGTGCAGTGATGGATACCACGGGAGGTGTAATATCCCCGCCTTCTGCAACTTGTATTCGCCCTTTATGGGGCGTCGTATCGGGATAATATCCCCCGGCCATCCCAGGAAGTGCTGATCGCGGCGTGCCACCAATCGTCCAGGTCTGATCCAGGCGGATTGCTGAGTTTTCCGCCGCGTGCCCAGAGGGAGGAAGCAGGACCTGATTGAGTGGATCATTCCAGATCGGGTTCACGCCACCAGTCGTGTTGTTCACATAATTATTCGCCCCACCAATATTATCCCCATTGGACACATGATTATAACTCCACATGCCAATATAGCCGGTCGTACCAGGGTTGCCATTGAGGCCATGGGAGGAAATGTTCATATCGGGGCCTGTCAAAATATTATTCACCACACGCACATTTTCCATAGAGGCAACCGTCCCGAAATCGCCGCAGCCACAATCCGTCGCAAATCCGCCTCCGGTGAAGGTATTATGATAAAAGTAGAGAGTGTTCGTAGAGGGAATACGCTCAATAAAGGATAGATGGACATGCTTTGAGCCTGGAAAATCTTGATGGAAGTGATTGCGGTAGATGTAGCCCGTTTTGCCAGAAAACTCCATACGTTGAATCCGCATCAGGTGAGAGCCGTTGTAGAAGCGATTATTATAGATGTGCAAGGTGTCATACTCAGAAAAGTAGACGCCCTCAGCGGAGTGATTGGCAATGTAATTATTTCGGATATGCGTGCCTGTGCCTCCCGCATCGAAGTGAATCCCAACCGTTCCTCCTGTGATCGTATTGCCATCAAAAATCGAATCGTTACTGTTCCACGAATAAATGCCACCCGTATGTTCTCCGCCATCCGCACCTTCAAATTTATCATGATGGTACTGATTGATGCGAGCATCCCCAAAAGTCGGGTCCCACCAATCGCCCGCAGTCATGGGTGTTGCCGCATAGCCCGCATGAGACCCAATCCAGCGTTCACTCATCGTATTATTCAGCACGGTATTTCCAGAGCTGTCATGGATACGCACTTGATGCACGCCATTGCGGAGTGTATTATTGCGGATGATATTATTGTTCGCCCCGGCATAGAGTAAGATCGCATCCGTCCCCCCACCAATTTCCATGTTCTCAATAATATTCCCATCTGCGCCGTTCAAGGTAAAAGTACCAGTCGTGGTTCCTGTACTACTATCATCCCCGGGGGAGGAACGTACCTGCATCGTGTTGGGGTTTTCCCCATTGCGAAAACGTATATAGACAAAGCCGCCATTATTGCCGAAACTGGCTTCCCACCCATCCCAATACGTCCGCCCTTCACAGACAAAACTACTGGAGGATTGCAACACCTGAAAACCAGTGCCGCATGATTCTGGAGTACCAGCCATCATGCTATCTTTAATTCTCCCGAGAGAGAGTTTATTCGCCGTCGCAATCAAGGCCCCTGGCGCATAACCTGGAAAGGCAACACGGTACATCCCACTCCCTTGACTACTCCACCCTGTCAATGCATCTGAACCATCTATAATGGTGCCACTCTCTCCTGTCCAAGTAAGGTTATTTTTTGTGATCGTGACTCGTTGAAAATATTGCCCTGCTAACACATGAATAGTATTTCCCGCTACAACCGTATCATGGGCATGCTGGAGAGTCGCCCACGCATTCCCTGCACTTGTTCCACTATTCCCATTTGAGCCTGTGGTAGACACGTAATAATGACCAGCAACGGCATTATCCACTGTCACATTCACAGCGGCAGACGTGGTGGTATTCGTTGCAGCATCCCGCGCAACAGCAGTCAACGCATGTGCCCCATTTGCAACGCTTGTGGTATTCCAAGTGATCGCATAGGGTGCAACCGTATCCTCTGCGCCTATATTCACACCATCGAGTTTGAATTGTACACCTACCACACCTACGTTATCTGACGCATTCGCCGTCACAGACACAAGCGCACCAGACACGGTTGCGCCGTTTGATGGAGCAGTGATAGAGACGGTAGGAGGTGTGGTATCCCCACCATCACTCCGGCACGCTGCTGGTATTGTGCCAAGAATACTTTCAATCGTCGCAGTGACATCCACGGCAGGAAACCCACTTGTTGCGCGTGCATCCAAAATACGCTGGTTCATAGGCCACGGCCACAGTGGGGTACTGGTCAGCACCCCATTTTCATATCGCTTGCAAATCCCTGGTAACAACACAAAAGGACTTGTTCCACCTGTCGCTGCCGCAAGACTATTCCCTTGATGCACGTTAGGAAAAGACCATCCTGAATTGCCAGACGCAAAGCCAGGCGCTCCATCATCCACAAAAAGACAATTCTGGCAGACATTGTTGAAACATTGTCCGTTCACAATACAATTCGTCATAAAATAGGGCTGAACGCTGGTACCCCGACCTGGATCAACAATCAAGGCCACGTCTTCAAAATAGAGATTGGCAACTTCATCTGTAGACAGCAGAGAATCGCCCATATTTGCTACGCCTGGAGTTGTATAAAAAATTGCCCCAAGCATCCGTGAGCCCTGCATGTCAAAGGGAGGAATGCCAGTGCCATGAAAATACCGCATCACTCCTTCAAAATCGCCAGGGGGAGTATTGCCCGTAATGCGCGTCGTGCCCAAGACGTTTTCATGCAACTGGTCAAAGCTATTATAGCCACCTTGATAGGTATTACTCGGCCACGATCCACCCCCAGGCCAATCGTTCCATTCCCCCCAACACCGCTTAAAACCTGCCGTATCTAGATTCCCGGCTTGTGCGCCGTCAAAAATCTTCCGGCTACTATTTCCCCATCCAGCGCAATCGACGGCTCGGCTTCTAAAGCCGACAATCCGAAAAATATTACTGTCATTCTGGGTATCGGTACCGTTGTAGCCAATGACACGACTCAAGATATTGTCACTGCCACTGACTAGTAAAGTAGCCTCGTCACCCCTTGTGGCATTGATGCCTTCAACGACAAACCAGGCGTTATCATTTGCGCCACCCCCATGATACGCCAACCACAGCGCAAACCCGTTATTTTCGGCATCAATGAGGACTTGCCCATCATTTAACGCACGAATGGTAATAGGATTGCTACTGGTTCCTTGGATGCCTGCTGGTGGAATAATCATTGAATTGCCGCCAGTATATGTTCCGTTGAGCAAGCATAATACTTTTCCTGGTAAACTTGACACCGACCAAAAATTATTGATTTGGAACGGCGAGCCCTGGCTGAGTCCATTGCCACCACCACTAGGGGAGGCATAATGGGTACATGCAGCTTGACCCTCCACTCCTCCTACGTCTTCAGGTAATGTCCTAACGTGGTGTTCTATAATATTTTTCCCAGGAAGTGCAATATGTATATTTTTTATTCCTTGAACATAGAGCCATCCAATACTTTGAAACCAAATAACTGAGAGTGGGATAATCCATATCCATCCAAAAGCAAGAATAATTGTGAGGACAACTCGCTTTAACGAGTTGATATCTTGTATTTGTTGAAATTGCCATCTTATGTATTTCAACATATCTATTCTTCTTCTAGCCAGACAGTGAGACATATGGTGATCGTATCGGCAATGACCGTTTCATTGCGGATAATGATTGCCTCTGTTTGCCGAGCCTTGAGACAAAACCCTTTCTTTTCAGGATACCATCGCTCATACGGCGAGTTTCTAACATTCCAGGCAAAGATGTCATAGAGAAAGTTTGTGCCAGACGTCGTGGCAACCGTCGTATCATTCGTGCGTGCCGAAAATCCCCAATCAGGATCAGCCGAGTCTTCGGGAGGTTTCGCCGCACTCACCGCCGATCCACCGGAGCCTATCGTCACCGTTGCCCCAAATCGCCGCACGGTGATAATCAAGCTCTCTTCCTGCGCCTCACCCAATTCCGTCGATTGCGACAGGGAAAACCCCCGTAACGTTACCGGCTTATCATCGGCAGGGACGCAGGACAGTAAGTCAATATCCCCGCCCGCTGTCGTAATATCAATTTGGACCGCAACAGCATACACATGAGACATCTTAATACCTCCATCGACGCCAGACGCCTTGCCGAAACGGATACCGTGTTGCTGCCCCTGTCACTGCGGCCTTGAGCGCACAGCCTACAAGCGCAAACTCATAGTAAAAGCTATTCGTGAGCGTCCATGACATCGTGACCGTTGCTGCCCCAGCCTCCGTACTTGCGGCGATGAGGCTGCGTGCCGCACCTCCATAGAGCGTTATCGTTGACTCGGCTCTTTCTGTTTGCCCTGCGCCAGGAGTGAGCGTGACAGTCTCGTCTTCATCATAAAAATACATCACATCATAGACCAAATCATTCACAGCCGCGCTGACATTCATGGTAATGGGAGTCCCTGCGCCAGGCGGACCAATAACACTTGCAGGCGTTCCCATTGGAGTTGTCTGGTCAACATCATAAGCAGAGAGCGCATGTGCACCAAGCTCACTACACGTCCCCCCCATTGTCACAACGACTGTAGAAGACACCGCAGATGGGGCTACCTTTCGCCACATGGACGTGCGAAAAGTGCCTCCTCCGTCTGTCCCTGTCGCTGTGATGACTTGAGCCCATCCCGCCGTTGAGCTATTATGATTTATGGAACTCACGACACTATCCGTCGAGATACTATCCCATCCACCAACCCCAACGACCATACACCGATTTGCATTATTCGCTACAGCAAACGAGCCAATGGTCACACTGCTGACGTTGAGGCCGACCGCTTCGTTATCGTTATCATAGGTGACACTGTGATGTTCCATGAACTGTTGGCCTGGCCTGGCCTGGTCATCAAATATCACGGTTGCAGTGATGTGGCATGGTGAGAAGCATGCGAGACATATACGCACTTGGGGTTGCGGGATACGGAGACGAGGCAAAGGAACACGAAGTGTGGTTGCGGTACTCAGGATACCCGTTCTATGATCATCCTTGTCCTGGCTATCTGTCGTACATCCCCCAAGGATCTCCCAGGTGCCATGGGTATTCACCTCAATCGAGGCAGTGAGCACATCCTCCCTAGCCCGCAGTCGTTGCCACTGCGGTCGTCCCTCAAGCCGCAACGTGACATAGGTTGCCGCAGGTTCAACCCAGCACGGCGCACTGACATACTCCCCTGGTATATACAGGTCTGGTGGTAGCAGTTGAACTAGGGTGGCATCCACGCGACCTCAATTCTATTGCCGGTGCCGCGCTGCACATTGTTCCAGCGACGGCCCTCCGTTCCCTACAAAGGCGTCGATCTCCTCAAAACTCGCCTTCGCCACCGTGCCATTATCCGCCACCCCACCAATACCATTCAGATACTTAAACGCTGCGGCTACCTCGGCATAGTGCGATACCTGGCTTCCATCTTGTCCTTCCCGCTGTTCAATCATGGCGAGACGGAGTTGCCGCAATTGCGCAAAGTCCGCACTTATGCGTTCAAGCAAATTCAAGATCTGGTTCCCCAAAGGACTGGTTCGGTCAATATTGTATAACGCCACCCTGCTTCCTCCTGCCTATAACCCAAAGGCAACTACCCGTGCCGTCGAGGCGGTACTCGCCGTGGTCGTTGAGGCAAAACCGATCACCGCCACGATCATGCCTCCCCCTGCCCCATTGGCTGACGCAGGCGATGGCCAGGTTGTCCCCCCATCCACAGAGGTTTCCAGGTAAACTACCAGGTTGCCAGACGCCGCAGACGGCCCAAAACTCGAAATAGAGAACTCCCCGCCCAACCATCCACTAACCGTGTTACTCCAGGTGGACCCGGTACGGTAACTATTCGCCCCAATATTCCCCCCGCTCAGTGAGGTAATACTGAAAAAGGTAAAACTCGCCGTCTCATAACTCAGCGTGCCCGTACTATCAAAACGCACACGACGGCCAGAGACAGTCGGACCAGGCTGAGCCGCAGGCCCGTTTGAGATCGTGGCTCCTGTACTATTGAAGAGGCCAAACCGATACGTCTCGGGCAATCCCACCATATTCATGAAACGCTCCCTGTCTCGCTAAAAATCACCCTCAACCGCCTTCACCACGGCGTTGACATCCACCGACGCTCTTTCCCCAAAGAGCGCTTCCGCTCGGCTGCATCGGCGTGTTTGAAGAAGGAGCAGGTTTGCCCGCGTGGTGGTTCCTGCGCTCCAAACGGTGGTGACTTGCTGGCGAAAGGTGGTGTTGGAAATCGCAATGCCATTCACTGCTGCAATCAAGGCGGCATTCCAGAGCGCCTGCTGGCCACCAGACAGTGCCAGATACTCCGCTGCCACGACCGCCACCTGCAAATCAAGCGACCCCACCCGACTGACAGAGACCGCACTCACCGCCGTATGGCTATTCGCACTGACCGCATTGATCAAGTGTGTGATAATGCTATACGTCCCAGTCGAGAGATAGGGTGCATAGCCTATCGACGCCGGGTCGCCAAGGAGTTCACTCCGCAGGGCACTTAACTCCACTGCCATACCATATCCCTTGTATATTCCCTATAACTTTGCTATACTTGCATCCATGGAAACAAAACGTTGTAGCAAATGCAAGATCCGTAAAGCCCCTGAGTTCTTCTCCGCTGACCATAGCCGTGGAGATGGGCTCTTTCCGTACTGTAAACCGTGTGTTCAGAAGTACCAGGTACGCTATACCGCTCGCCAGAAACCTGCGCCAGCGTTAGACCCTCGTACCTGCACCGCATGTCTCACCCCGAAACCCCTGACCGACTTTTACAAGGACAAAAGTCGGAGTGATGGCTACAGTAAACACTGTAAGACGTGCCATTGTGCCACGCGCCAGGCATATGTCATCGCCAATCCTGAAAAGGTCAAGGCTAACAAATTGGCATGGAAAAGGACTCCAGCCGGTAAAGTCTGCGAGAAACGTTACTACTCAAATAACCGTGATGACATCAACACTCGTGCACGTCAGCGGTACGCAGATGATCCCGAGAAGATCACAGAGAGAATGCGTAACTGGCGTATCAAAAACCCTGAGAAAGCCAAGGCAATCATGGATAGAGGGAACGCCAAGAGAGCCGAACGTCTCGCCCTCGCACCCATCAATGACTTTACAAAGGAGCAATGGCTCGCCACTCTCGCCACCTTCGAGTATCGTTGCGCCTATTGCGGGGAAGGCTCCAACCGCCTTGAGCAAGATCATGTGATCCCACTCAGCAAAGGCGGCAACCACACCGCATCAAACATCGTTCCTTCTTGCAGGTCTTGTAACGCAAGAAAGAGCGCTAAAATTCTTACATAGTACATTAAGTCATAGGGCTAAAAGTCAACACCAGCAAACAGGCCAGCGGAAGTAACCGATAGCGTAAGGTTAGTTCCGTTGGTCGTGATGGGAAATCCTCCTAAACTGTTATAACAAACTAGAATAGCCGTAGCATCACTAGCCTGAGTAGCCCCACTCGTCGCATACTGGAACACCACAAACGCATGGGCGGTGCCTGCACTGAGTCCCGACCAGGTGATCGTGTTCGCCTGAAACTCTGCCTGATGCGAGGTGGTGTTCACATTCAGAATGCGGCCTGTCAGGGAAATCCGCATCGTGCCGCCTGAGCCTGCGGTAAAGGAAGTGCTGGACAACTCTGCCCCAGACAAAGCCGACATGTAGCGATGGGCCTCATCGGGCACATAGTTATTTGAGCGTGTGTGTGAATGCAGGCTCTTTATCCTGCATTTCTATGCCTTTCGGTCATAGCCCAGACTATCTCATCTCCCCAAAAAGGGGGCCGGGTGCTCGTGTCGCTTCATCGCCCTCGTCTTTACGTTAGGGCTGTCTGCGTTAGTCGTTGAACCTTCATCCTGTTTCCAGGACGCTCGGCTGCTGATTGCCCATTTCCGGCTTTGCCGTCATCCATCGTCTTTTCTCACATTCGCACCTGCCCTTACGAGCTATGCTGTAGTGCCGATGGCTTTAGGGGGTTCCAGCAATTCTCCCGGTTGCGCCTTGTCCTTACGAACAAGGGTGGCCTTATTCATTGACCAATGTGATGTAAAATGAGGCTGTGGTCGATGACCAATAGCACAAACTGGGAGCGGATAACATGCCCCATCCCGCTTTGGCATGGTCAAAAATGAACGAGCTGGCTGCCACTTTCGTCTCCTTAGAACTATGCCATTTTCCTTGGCATTATGTTATACTCTTCTACCCGGTTCACGCCTAGCTAGCGTGCATCGCAAGTCTCTCTACCTTATGGCATCTCCTACGGCGCGCAGGGGCACATACAGGCCGCTGCGATGGTAACAGGGGGACTCGTCGCCAGATGCGTAAAGCCATCGTTACTCATAAGCCGCACCTCGTAGATGCCCGGCGCGGTTGAAGCTGGGAGCGTAAAGGGCACCGTCCCGCTGGCCTGTCCTGTGGTATAGCGCCAGGCGAGAAACGCACTATGTGCCGCGCCAGGCACGTACAGCCCGACCCAATCCGTAGAACTTGGCGTAGGAATCCCGCTCCACGCCATCGAGGCAATGCCCCCTGGGATGACGATGAGGGGTGTCGCCGCCAGGGTCGCGCCGCCCAGATTCAGGACGCTGACACTCACCGGCGCCGTGACGAACAGGTTGCCCGCACTATCCCGGATGCGGGCGGTAAGGGCATGCAAACCGTTCGAGAGTGCCGCTGTATTGAGACTGGCACCGTAGGGTGCGGTCGTATCTTCGCTCCCCACCGGCTGCCCATCGACCAGGAGCTGCACCCCGGCAATGCCGCCCATGTCTTCGGCAGCGATGGCGACCAAGGCTTCGCCAGTCAGGACGGCCCCAGGAAGCGGCTCGGTGATGCTGCCCGTGGGCGGCGTGGTATCGGTCGGCCCTCCGTTCATGCACAGAACAGGAATGGGGCCGAGGAGCGAGGCGATCTCTTCCGTGACGACCACTGGGGCTTTGCCAGAGAGTGCCCGCGCCTCGTGGATGCGGTCATCCATCGGCCATGGCCACAGCGGCTTATTCGTGGTCTCGCCATTGACCGAGCGGTAGCAGATACCAGGGAGCAACGTAAAGGCGCTGATGCCGCTTGTGGCGGCTTGCAGGCCATTGCCCTCACGGAAACCGGGGAGGGTCCAGCCTGCGCCGTTCTGGTTCGAGCTTGCATTCCCGTCATGGATCGCCAGACAATTCTCACAGCGATTGTTGACGCATGGATCGCTGCCACTACAGCCATTATTCATAAATGCGAAGGGCTCAACTTGGGGAAAGCCAGGCGCAACATAGGCCACCACGTCGCGCATCAGCAGCCCACTAATCCCGTCGGTTGCCACGATTTGTCCAGGCTCATACCTGGCACCTCGGCGCACGTAGAAGATCGAGCCGAGCACCTTGCTGCCTTCGATGGCATTGGGGTGCTGCTCATGCCCCTTGAAATAGCGTATAACAGCTTCCGGCTCTTTGACATCGCCTGTCGTATGCCACGTCCCAATGACATTCTCAAAGAGCTGGTTGGTGGTATTGTAGCCACCCTGGTACGTATTCGTGGGCCAGCTTGCTCCACCAGGCCAGTCGTTAAACTCGCCCCAACAGCGCCGGTAGCCAGACCCGCCCACATTGCCCGCCTGCGCGCCGTCAAAGATTTTGCGCGAGTTATTCCCCCACCCTGCGCAATCTTCCCACACATTATCCGTCCCAATGGCGCGAAAGATGTTGCTATCGCCCTGCCCGGCTTGGCCATCCCAGCCCACGACGCGCCGGCCCCGGTTATGTTGCCCACTCAGGAGCAGGAGAAACTCACTGCCGTTGCGAGCATTGAAGCCCTCTAAAACAAACCAGTTACTTCTAATACGCACCACCCAATGCCCCTGTCCATCCAGAAGCACCTTGCCGTCATTCAGCGCTCGCACGGTGATCGGCTGTGCCTGGGTGCCGTGGAGCGTCGTTGGTGGTTCAATGAGCGCATTGCCACTCAGGTACGTCCCATCCAGTAAGCACAGCACTTTCCCAGGACCAGCCACCGACCAGAATTGGTTGATGCGCATGGGCGTGCTCGCGCTGAGCCCGTTGCCTCCGCCAGCCGGAGACGCATAGTGCGTACAGGGAACTTGCGCACCCACTACCCCTGGCACCAACCACAGCATAAGGACAAGGAGCATCCATCGCATCATAATACCCCCCTGCCGCGACCAGTGGCGCAGCCAGGTTCGCAGTCATTCCGTCGCTACGCCCGGGGTCCCCACCACGCCAAGGGATACCCGCCCAACAACAACCCTAGCACCAGGGACGCATGCGCCCAGACATCCGCCTTGGGAATAGCCTGCACACCAATACCGACGAGGAAGAAAAGCACAAAGCTTAGGACAAGAAACAACGCGCCGATGGACATAGACTTCCCTATCCTCTGAGCCGCACCCCAATCACCTGCTCCAGCAGTAGGATGGCATGCGCCCAGGCCACGCCCGTATTCCCATTGGCATGCCAGCCCATAATCTCTTCGGCATGGAGTTGTGCGGGCAGGTCGTCCTCCAAACGCACGATCATCGCCTGACAGAGCAGGACAAATGCCACATCAAGCGTCGGCTTAGGATCAACCTGCGCCTCCGGCAGTGCGGCAGTCTCTATTAGCATTTCGGCTTCTGTACTGTTAGACTCTTCTACAGATGGATCTGGCATCCCGTTCCCCCTTGCTAAACATGACTCTTCTTGAGAGAGTATCAAATCATCCTACGATTACAGGCGAAAGGCCCGACATGGAGTTATCACCACAGGACACCGCCCGCTTTTGGGCAAAAGTCCGAAAGCTCCCTGGGAGTGACGGATGCTGGCTCTGGACAGCAGGCACCTGGTCCTCGGGAGAACCTGTGTTCTATCTTGACCACCATTTCTACTCTGCCCGTCGCATTGCTTATTTTCTCCGGTATGGCGAGCCCCACCCTGGCAAGGCGCTCAGTACCTTTCCTCCTTGCTTTATGAAACGCTGTCTCGCGCATCTCACCCGCCCTGATCCCGCCACAGTTCTCTTGCCTATGCGACACTTCTCCCCCAAAGATCTTGCACGCTTTTGGGGCTACATCGAGCAACCTGATGGTCCAACCACCTGCTGGATCTGGCACGGACCCACCGAGAAAGGCCGCTATCCCATCTTTCAGGCTCAACGCACCAAGTGGACACCAGCACGCCTCCTCCACGTATTGACTCATGGACCTATCCCCCCAGGCATCCACGTTATTCACGACCCTGCCTGCCTCAACCACTTCTGTGTGCGCCACACGATTCTCAGTACCAAAAAATCCACCCACCTCCGGGTCAACGCCTCCCATACGAAGCTCACCCGCGAGCAGGTCATTGCCATGCGCCAGGACCACGCCACTCATACCTACACCCTCAAGGCGCTGGCAGAGAAATATCACTTACGGAGTCTTGGGGAAGTGAGCGAAATTGTGAACCGTCGCGCCTTCGCTACCATCCCCTGAGAGGAGTTGCCATGCACATTGCCCACACAGAACCCAAGCAAATCACCAGCGGTCCCTCCCATCACGGTTTTACCTCCTGTGCCTATTTTCAAGGCATCTGGTATGTCTCCTACCGCACCGCCGAAACGCATCATCCTGCCCCGCCAGGCCATTTGATCATCGCCCGCGCCTCACAAATGAACGCCCAGACCTGGCATCCGACCAGCCTCTTTCTCCTCCACGGCAAGGCTGACCTCCGCGATCCCAGATTGCTGGTTCATGACGATACACTCTATTGCATCTGTGCCGGCTATCTGCCGCGCTATCCCAGAGAAAGCATTGGCAGCACGTCCTCAGAGAATCTCATTCAATCGTTTCTCACCTACACCACCGATGGAAGCCATTGGGCACCCCTAGAACCGATTGGACGCCCAGGCTACTGGATCTGGAGTCTCCTCCCGCTCCAACGGTTCTTTGTCGCTGCGGCCTATCATGTCGGCGCTCCCGGAGAAACCAGCAGCATCCATCTCCTCAGCGGCACCTCCCTACTTCATCTCGCCCCCAGCGGGGTCATCTACGATGGTGCCAGCCTGGCCATGGATGGAGACGACTATCGCTACACCCATACCATTGTCGCTGAGCCTGTCCTGTACCAGCCCACCCCCGACACGCTCGGATGTCTCCTCCGCACGGAAGCAGGAGCCTCCATGGCGGATATGGAAATCGGCTCCGCGATGCACCCCTACCAGGACTGGCGCTGGCATCGGACCTACGAGACGATTCACCCCAGCGCGGTGATCCAGACCCCCCATGGCCTCCTCATGGCAGGCCGCGCCCTCGTAAAAGAAACAACCTGGAAAGCGCATACAGCCCTGTGGGCACTCGACGGGCTGACCGTCACGAAGCTCCTCACCTTCCCAAGTGCCTATGACACCGGCTATGCAGGGCTCTGCGCTGGCGACACCCCTGACACCTTTCTCTGTTCCTTCTACAGCCAGCACACCACCCCAGCTCCCTATGGATACCCGCTTCCTGGTGCCCAGGTATTTGTCTCCACACTGACCGTCTTACCATAGCTGTTTTGCTTGCCTTTAAGCACAAGCCATGGTATACTCTGGATACGTCGTCCGCCAACGACCAGTTCTCAGGCAAGCCCTTGGCGGGGTGCTCCTGAGAGCGCAATCCTCGCGGTTGAAGAATGCTCTACGGTGCGGCAACGCAGGCCATCCTTCCTGTGTAAACTGGTAATCCCGATTCCAGGAGCCGCACCGCAAAGGATAAATCGGGATTATGCCTGCGGGAGGCACTACCACCATGGCTGCACATCACACCAAAAAACTCTGGGCACTCGGAACTAAATTTCGCGCAAAAATCTGGGCAAAAACTGGTGGTGCTTGTTGGTACTGTGGCACCCAAACAAATCCATGGATTGATTTTTGCGCAGACCACTATGACAACAACGGCTCAAACGATCTTGAAAACCTCGTCCCGTCCTGCCGCACATGCAATCTGAAAAAAAGAGACAAAACAATAGAAGAATTTAGATTGTCCATGACAAAAAGCCGCGTACTTAAAGGATTCACCAAGACACAAATTCTCCAATTAGAACAAGCAGGCATTGATCTTTCCCCGTTAAGTAACACTCCTTCATATTCATTCTGGTTCGAGACAAATCATACAGAAAAACAAGGAGAATAAGAATGACTGATTTCCCCTTTGAATATCAGCCACAAGACATTCCCTATACCCAGATCCATGATGATGTCCTTGCCGACGCTCGTCTTTCCTACAAAGCTCGCGGCATCCTCGCGTACCTCCTCAGTCGCGCTGGCAAATGGGAAGTCCGCTTCAAAGACATCCTCAACCACTCCGATCACGATGGCCGCGTTGCTATCCAGGCAGGTATGGCCGAACTTGTTGAATATGGCTATGTTGCACTATCTCCCGTCTACAAAAGCGATGGCACCTTGGCAGGTAAGCGCTATGTTATCCTCAAACATCCCAACGTCCCAAAAGACATCCTCACCGAGAAGCAGGTTTCCTGTTCGTCGGGAAACACGACCCTCGGGAAACACGACCCTCGGGAAACCTGTCTAATTACTAGATCCGAAGAAGTAAGAACTAACTCTAAGAAAGAAGAACTAAACCAAAAGATAAAGATAGAAGATCATCCCCCTACCCCCTTACCGGAAAACGCCCAACTCAGCCTAGCCGCAGACCCACCTTTCGGAGAAGAGGTCGCTAAGGGTGGGGGAAGTTATCGCGCTACCGCGCCCGGAGGCGAAACCAGCCTTCCCACCCCTACTAACAATTCCCATCCGAAAGCCAGACGGAAGCCTGCCGAGAAAAAACCCATGACATCTGAAGCTGCGACCGTGTTGGCACACCTCAATAGAGTGGCTGAACGCGATTATAGAATCCCTGGAAAGATTCAAGCACGTTTGAACGATGGTGCAACCGTTGAGGAGTGCCTGTTGGTGATTGACTACGTGAACGCGACGTATAGTGGGGAGTTTCGGGAGAAATACCTCAACTATGATAGCCCGTTTCGTCCTGAAAACTTTGACAAGAATCGTGCAAATGCTGTTGCCTGGCGTGCAAAAAATGCAAGACGTGATTCCTCGATACTTACGCAGGATAGGCAACCTTCTTCTAACGACCAAGGCCATGCCATAACTTTTATCAAACAACACATGAGTAACTTACGAGGTGCCCAACAATGAGTACGTTACATTGGACCGATGCAGGGGCTCTTGATGTCCTGATGATCCTTGATGATTTGTGTTTACTCACGGAAGGACGCCTCTTGCCTGATAATCGCAAAAGTGCGTACATGCGATTCTTTATGCGGCATTCTGCGGCGATCACTGCGCAAGAGATGTGTGCTGCGCTTCATAAGGTTATTGATACATGGGATGGGCAGTATCACATGCCGTCTCCTGCGCGCATTCTCTCGCTCGTTCCAACAAAGTCATAATAATACACAAGGAGATTCCAACGATGGATAGCACATGGACGGAACAAGATTACATGGGCATCTACTTCAAGCTTGACGACCTGAGCCTGATCTCTGAAGGGAAAACCCTTTCTGATGAGCGTAAGTCAGCCTACCTGCGGGTCTTTGAGCAACACAAAGACCTGGTCCCATCACGGCTTCTGCGTGCGCTCGACCTGGCACTGAGGACCTACGAAGACCACCGGATGCCGCTCCCTGGCTATATCCTTGGCATGGTCTCGAATCGACCATAAAAATAATTCTTTCTTTTTTAGAAAGATCGTGCTACACTCTCTGGTGTACGAACACACACCACAGACTATCCTTGAGGGAGCGCATGACATGGCAAACAAGATAAACATTGACAGGAGACCGCTCATGGATGAACTACTGAAGACCTATCCCCCTCCTCCATGGATGGCCGAGAAGATGCAGGTCCCAGGGAATCCTGACTGCCACTGCCCACACCCAATGGCAGCAATGTTCTGTATGGAGGGACACATGATGGAATGTCACGCGGGAATGGATTGTGCTACGGCCCGTTGTTCTCACCTGGCACGCTATAGGGAGGCCTAGGATGTCACCGCTCCGTGCCAAACGCAAAGAAGCCCACATGACTATGACTGAACTCGCCAGACGCTTGGAGATGCGTCTGCCGCGTCTCTGTAAGATCGAGACCGGGAAGCAACGGTTGCTCGCTCAGGAAGTGCCTGCATTTGCCGCCGCCCTGGGCTGCAACCCAATGGACCTGATTCCTGAACAACAGGAGGTGGTATATGAGTGATGGTGGATTTCAGACGCCGCCCATTCAGGCAGCGATTCAGACCCTGGCAGACGCAGCCTATCTGCTGAAAGAGATTGATCGTCTTGGGGAATCGGATAGGAATACCATTGCCGAGAAAATCCGCTCGTTGATTCAACAGGTGGGCATGATCGACGAGACGCCTATTCCCTACGAGATTACCGATGAAATGCTGAAGGAGATGAGCCCATGACGCCTTCTGCCCAGAACGGCACGCCCCATGCGCGGACCTGCCTGGAAATCCTGATCCTGGAGTCGCACCATACGGATGCGGCATACTGGCACCGTGCGTTGCAGTTCTGTCATGTGCCTTGGTCAGCCCCAGCGGAGGAATGGGAGACAGGCCTGGCAAAGATTCTCCTGTTGCATCAGCACAACCACCGGGTATGGGAACCAACCACCTGACTCCCCATGTCCTTCCTGGAGGGAAGATGGAGATGACCAAAGACAGGAACGATGCTGAGCTAACCATCTGGAACGGCATGTACAAAAAGAACTGGCAAGGAGTCATATGTGAGGAGGCATTTCGGCATCCAGCCAAGTTCTCCCGATCTTTAATAAACCAAATCTATTTATACTTGTTTGAAAAGGGATATATCAAAAAGGGTGATACAATTCTTGATCCATTTGGTGGGGTGTCGCTTGGGTCCTTGGATGCGGCGAATTATGGGTTGCAGTGGGTAGGGATTGAATTGGAGGGATTTTTTCGTATCCTGGGGCACAAAAACATCCTCTTTTGGATACAGGAAGGATGGTGTATTTGTGGCGAGCACGGCGCGGCTTTTCTTGCAGCCACCCGTGCCTCTGTTTCCCAGAGCGCCACGCAGGATACGAAGCCTGATCAGGCCCCTGCAAGCACTCTGCCATCGATGTTTAGCAAAGAAGATGATACACCACCAGAGCCCACGCCGGAGCCAATTACTCCAGATGAGAGCGCACCCCAGGAGGATAGCCCATCGCTCATCAATCGTTTGCTCCTCGATAACTTGCAGGCACGCCAGACAGCGCGAAGTGAACAAACCCTTTCTGGCTCGTCGCTCTGCACGATCTGCGGCAAAATAAAGGTACTGCTTCCTGTGTTGCTCCAGGGGGATAGTAGGAACCTCCGTGTGATCTTAGGCCAGGACCAAGCACATGCTGTGCTTGGGAGCCCTCCCTTTGCTTCATCACTCCAGCAAACAGGAGGCTCTCAGGGCAAAGGGACCTACGCAGGTACTGATCTGTCAATAAGTCTCAACCGTGTCAAAACTGACTACACCGATTACGGCACTTCCCCTGGCCAGCTTGGAGCCATGCCTGCAGGGGATGCCTCGGCCATTATTTCCTCGCCACCCTATGCTGCCAGTTTGCATACGAACGAATCGAGGGAAGCCGATATTGCCCGAATGGAGCGCAAGGGCACGCCACAGACGGGCGGGGCCACAGGCCGATCACATATACCATCCGGCAGTGGAAACCAGGGCTACGTGGCATCTGAGGGGCAACTGGCGGCACTTCCAGAGGGCACTCTCAGTGGGATGGCGGAAGAGGTCTCCTGTGTCCTGACTAGCCCACCATATGGCGCAGGTGTGGTCCATGGAGGCAGTGGGCTGAAAGAGCATGCGGATAATTGCAAAGGGCAGGATTGGTACGGCACCTCCGAAGGCCAGTTGGGAAACCTGCCTGGAGCTAATTTAGACCTTGCATCCACAATAAATGATGATAGAATGTACGAAACAAATCATTGTTTAGGAGAAAGTGGATGGCACAATGCGGAGATTGTGGAGCGCCAATTACAAAGCAGAGTAGATGGTGTAAGCCATGTAGTAGAAAGCATGTCAGTGCTTCCCTTAAAGGAAGACCAAAACCTCCAGGCCACGGAAGGAACGTTGCCGCTGCTAGATTTAACAAGCCAACTCCTAAATGTTGGGGAGAGTCTCACCCCCACTGGCGCGGAGGTTCCGACCGTTGGAGAGGCTATGCATGGAGAATCCAACGACGAGCTGCTATTCAGCGCGACGGACACTCCTGCGTCAAATGTGGCGGGACCACCCTCCTCCAGGTCCACCACAAAAAAAACAAAGACGAAACGGGTGGCGAATGGAATAACGACATCGACAATCTCGAAACCCTCTGTGCAGGATGCCATCTCTCCCATCATAGAGCAAAGCCAGTCGTTGCTATATGCCCCATCTGTGGAAAACAAACAACAGGAAGAAATAGAAGAAAGTGTTGCTCTGATGCCTGTAGAGCAGAAGTCCACAGACGTGCCTATAAAAAATTTAGGGAAAAACACGCAAAGCAATACACCTGCCTCCAATGTGGAAAGCAGTTTGCTCTTGCAGGGGGCAGATTTAAGTATTGCTCATCGTCCTGCCTTAGCAGGGCAAGAAACCTCAAACGTCGGATACCAAGAGCAGGATACATTTTGGAAGGCGAGTAGTACCATCGTAAGTGCATGCGTGTCGGTCCTGAAGCCTGGAGGAGTAACCGCATGGGTCTTAAAAGACTATGTGTCGAAGAAAAAACGTGTAAGATTCTGTGACCAATGGAGACAACTATGTGAGATGCATGGACTCAGGCTTGTTGAAGAAATCCACGCTAGCCTGGTAGAAGAACACGGCGTACAAGAGGGGTTATTTGGAAGTAGTGAGAGGGTTTTTACCAAGAAGGCTAGTTTCTTTAGGAGGTTGGCAGAAAAGAAAGGGTCTCCATCAATAGACTACGAGGTCGTTCTGATTATGGTCAAAGATAACTGTGGGGTTTAATTATGTCCGATCCTGAGAGTATTGACACGATGATTCAGCAAATCGAGGCCTGGAAAGAAGCCGAGTATCAGCGGCTCAAGGCTGACCATGCGGCAAAGTTCGGTGAGCAGCTTGATCTGGTCCAGGTGGTTGAGGGCATCGACATGGCACAGGTCCGTGACTACCTGCTCAAACTCAATGCCATCGAAGAACTCTTGACGCATGTGAGCCAGCAGCGCACAGAGATCTATGGCGCAATGCGTGACAAGGGCTTGCCGGAGAAAACGATCCGGTCGGCCTTGAAGATTGCCAGGGCCACCAGGAAACGGGATACCTCACGGGAGGCACTGGATGCCTGCGTGAAACTGGCCTTGTTGTTATTGCCAGAGGATGAAGAAAAGGGAGATGCCTGATGTCCTGGCGCATCTTCGGATGCGTCTTGTCTACAACTGATTCTTGGCGGAGAATCATCAATGTATACCTATACCGATTTTGATATTACGCTTCCTACAGACGCGCCCTCCGCAGAGGTCTGTTATACCATTTGCCCCCGGTGCGTTACGGCACGGGAGACCGAGCAGCAGCACTTGCGGTACCTTGCTGTCAACCTGCGGAAAGAGTCCTGGCAATGTACCGACCTTGGGTGTGACTGGCGCGGGGATCTGTATCAGGGGCGTCGCACGGCCCAGGCGAGACGCATCTGGGCGCTTCCTACGAATGGATCACATTCTCCTCCCCAGGCCGCGCTGCTAGAGAAATACGCGAAGCATGGCATTCCTTCTGAGGTCGTCACGGCCCACAAGATTACGCTGACTCGGACCTTTTTCCCTGAACTCGACGAGACGAGCACAGCGGTGACATTTCCCTATTACCGTGACGGCCTGCTGGTCAATCGTCGCTATGTCACCACAAGCCATGATGGCACACAGGTCAGTCGGTTCGAGACGGGCTGTGAGCGCATCCTCTATAATCTCGATGCCATGGAAGGGACGACCCTGATTATTGCGAATCGGGAGGTCGATGTGATGGCCCTGGAAGTTGCGGGTTTCCGGTCTGTCGTTGCGGTGCCTCCCGTCTCTGAGGATCTCCGCCGGCGCAACCTGGCGAGTGCCTTTAGCTTCCTAGACGGCTTACACGACCGCCTGGTCCCCTATACCACCATTCTCTTTGCCATGGATACCGACCCGCTTGGCCAGGCGCTGAGTGAGGAGCTGGCACGACGGCTTGGGCCAAAACGTTGCTGGCGCGTGGCCTGGCAGGATGGCATGACGACCGCAACGGACGTGTTTAAGGAAAAGGGTGTCGAAGGATTACGCGATTGCCTTGCTGACCGCACGGCCTGGCCTGTGAAGGGGATTATCACGGTGGAGGATTTGAGCCCTGCGTTAGAGCGCCTCTATCTGGAAGGGGAACAGCCTGGGCTGTCCCTGGGATGGACGGCGCTGGACCAGCGCTTTCGCATTAAGCCCGGGGAATTTACGGTGATTACAGGGATTCCTGCCCATGGCAAGTCGAATTGGGCGAACCATATGATGATTCGTACTGCCCAACTCTACGGCTGGAGGTGGGCGGTCTTTTCGCCCGAGAACTATCCCCTCGACCGTTATCTCTCGTTCCTCGTGTCGCAATACATGTACAAACCTTTCGTGGGTGGGTCCCGCCTGAGTTTTCCCGAACTGTGCGAAGCCGAGGCGTGGCTCCACGATCATTTCACGTTTCTCTTTCCGGATGACGACGAAGACAGCCCATCCCTCTCTGCCCTGCTGGAGCTGGCGCAGATCCAGGTGGAGCGCTTGGGGATTCAGGGATTTCTGATTGACCCCTGGAACGAACTTGACCATAATTATCCTGATCGGATGACCGAACAGCAGTACATCTCGGAGAGTCTCTCGAAAGTGCGACGGTTCTCCAGGAAGAACAAGGTGCACACCATGATTGTGGCCCATCCCACGAAACTCTTGAAGGAAAAGGGCGGTTCTTACGTGGGCAAGGTTGGGCCTCCCACGGCCTACGATATTTTCGGTGGATCTATGTGGAATAACAAACCAGATAACATACTGTGCGTCTGGCGCGACCAGGATGATGAAACGCTGCCTGTGGAGTTTCATTCGCAGAAGATTCGGTTTCGTGGCAATGGATGTTCGCCAGGGGTCGCCTATCTGCGGTATGAGAAGGCAACTGCGACGTATGCCGATCTTGGCAACATGATCTAGGAGGCACAGATGGAGACTGATGTTGCCGAGCCTGCCGAGGAGAGGCGTTCTCCCTGTACGTGTACGGCCCTCGCGGGCTGGTGCCCAGCGTGTCTGCAATGGGAATATGACCTGATCCAACGCTCTAGTGCTGCCCATCCTTCCCAAACAGCCTTGCGTGGTCGACTCATCCGCAAGCGGCGATTGGCCTCCAGGATGCGGCGCGCCGGCGATCTCGTCGGGGCACAACGGATGCAGGTTGAGATTGCGCAGGATCTGAAGGCCTTGCGTCAACTTGGTTAGGAGCAGCATTATGGCACTGACTATTCGTCCAGGCTACCACATTATCCCGACCGAGCAAGGCGATGCCCAAATCACGTTCATGGCCGCGCTCCTGTCGCTGCATGCGCATGGGACGCCTGCGCAGCGTCCCATTGTCCAACTGATCTTTGCGTATCGCAAGCCGGGTTCACTAGACCTGATTACTGTACGCGACTCCTTTTCCATTACAACGTCTGCCAACTGACCACCCCATTACGGCGACGGTTTCGGCAATACTAACCGTGGGGCTGTCTCGGGAGGTTTTGTGGTATGCGCCCCTTCGAATGTCACGGCAAGCATCCCCACTTTGCCAACGACCAGATGGAGCAGGTAGCGCCGACTGGATTCCGTGAGTAGAAACACATCCACTTCCCCGGTATCACCCAGAGGCCGAATCGTAATGGCATCATACGCGCCATCCCCCTTCCCTGCCTGGTCGGTTTTTACCTCGTAGGCTTCCGGGTCTAGATGCAGCCCACTCACCAACCGTTCCCCAGGCGGCAGGAAGATTCCAGTGACCTGCTGCTTCGACAGGTACACCGTATACACCTTGCCTGGTATCCAGGGATAGGTGTGCTCGCCGCTTTGCCCAAAATAGCCGCGCTCCATCGGTTCTATCCGCGCCACTTTCTGTGCGTGCTGCACCAGTTGCGCAGCCGTGACAGGCCGCTCGCCTTTCTTCGTGGGTGATACCGCAGGGCGCTGGGGTAGAGTTGCCAGAGAACGCTCCAGTAAGCCAATTTCAACCCTTTCAATGGGACAGTATGGAGCCTGGTACACGTCGACCACCTGTGCTGGCAGCTCAGATGGTGGGACAGGCGGTTCGGGCTCGACGGCGAGGGTACAGCCACCAACGAACAGGGCACAGAGCAGTAGATGCGTTGGATGTTCCATGTTTATCCTTTCGGTGGTTGAGGCAGCGGATGCCAATGCGTCGGTTGCGTAAAGATGGGGAGCCCGTGTTCCTGGGCGACCCACTTCTTGTACTCATGCGAGAAATACCCTACGCGCAGGAGCCCAGGGGGCTTGCTCCACAGGAGGAGCAACGCTTTCCTTCGGCGTGGTGCCGTCTCAATGGGTTGCCAACCTGTTTCCATGGATGCTCCTACTGTGCCACGATGGGTGGCCGGTTGAACTGAATATTCTTGTCCAGTTTGATGGAACAAAAGGTCATTGCCTTACGACTGATCGTTGGTGGAATCTTGAGTTCACGGTCGACAATACCTTTGGCGCTTTGCTGTACATCGCTGCCAATATCTTGTGCGGCCTGTTGCGCAGGATTTTGGAAGAACTGATTCGTCCCAGGGGTGCCAACCAGACTCCGTGCGCCAATGTTGAGGACAGCAGAGATCCCGGTCGCCAGGGCGAGTTTCCCGTAGTGGTTATTGACCTTGCCGGAGAGCCCGTTGCTGCCGTCCTCATCACCTACAGTCCCGCTCAATCTCACGACTTCCCCTGATGGCAACTCTAGTTGTTTGAGACGGACTTTCAGCCGCGTCTGCCCATACTCCGGTTTCTCATCCTGGTAGGCGACCACGAGTGTGCCTTTTGGAAGAATGGTGACGTCATAGCCAAATTTGTCAAAGACAGGGATCGTCAATCGGATAAGCAGTTGCCCTTGGATGTCGCTATGTAGCACTTGGAGCAGTTCGCCTTCCAACGTCATGCTTTCATAAATCGTATGGAGCGGGTCTGCAGGAATCGCCCACTCAGCGGGGGTGATAAGGGACGATGCCTGGCTTGGGGTCTTGGTCCCACTGCTGCCCACGGCCTGCGTGGTCTCTGTGGTGTTTTTCGACGCTACTGTCGCTTTTGCCAAGGCCTCCCATCGTTTCGGCTTGGGCTTCTCTTTGACCGTGGGAGTAGCAACCTGATTCTTCGGCACACCCCCTCCTGTATGGTTCCCTAGATCTTGGGCTGGTTTAGGAAGGTTCATCACCCCATCAAAGGGGTTGATCTGCTGGAGTATCCCCTTCTCTCCTCCAGGAAGGGCCGCAGGGACGCTGCTCGCTGTCCCTTGCGTGGACTGAGCTACAATAGGAGGTTCCCATACCTCCACCTTCTTCTTGGGCGCATCCTTGCCATATATGGGCGAGCGTTGACTAAACTCCTCCGGGAGTTGTACGACTTCGACCGCAGGGGCAGGGGTAGGCAAGTCAGGCAGCGCTGGGAGGGGAATCATCCCAGGTCCATACAGGATCGCCGCGCCGAGCCCAACGATCACCACCCCTCCGGCTATCAGGGCACTCTTGCGGAGTCTGGGTTGTGGGGTCTGCTGCATCGACTGTGCTCCCTCTTATTATTCTGGAGACCAGCTCCATTCGTGCCAGAAGATACCGGCCGGGTTTTGTTCCCGTTCGTCTGTGGTGCGTGGACTCCGCTGCTCAAAGGTAAAAATCCCGCGATAGGTTTCTTCCCCAAGGTACCGTTGGTCTTCGGCGTTATACCGTGTTTCCTTCCACCGCACGTCCCAGGTCCGTTTGGTCTGTCGGAGTCGTTGGAGGATTTCTACCTTGACGGGCTCCTGTTGGGTCAGTGGTTTGAACGCTTGTTCGTACTGGACTAATCGTCCCCGGCCTTCTTTTGTCAGTCTGGTCATGGCCGTGTTCCAGCGATCCTTCATCAGATCCCTATCGGTCGAAATGGCGCGCAGGGTGACGACAAATTGACTGAGCCAGTAGTGCACGGTCATATTTTCTTCTGGGGCCTGGGGAGCCAGCTTGAGAGGCCGCATATCCCCCGAGGCGCTGTTCCACTCAATGAAGTAGGGAATTTCCCTGCGCAGTACCGCCAGGTAGACGATCCCGAGAATGAGGAGCGCGATACAGCCAAGCTCCCCAAAGGCGAGGGCACGCCACCAGTTGCGGTGCGCGGCAACTTCCCCGATCTCATCGACGCGGTATTTCCGCCCGTCCAGAAAATGATTGGCGGTACTCATATGATCCGTCTCCTTCCCATGGCGATTTCCCGAGCGGCATGTGCGGCTCCACCCATGCTTCCGGCAACCGACCGTGCAGTGTGTGCAAATTGCACCACATCTTGGATGGTCAAACGTGGAGCGCCATGCAGCAATGCCTGGGCACTCTTATCTGCCCGCCAAGCCAGGCAACAGATTGCCGCTGCCCCCAGGAGTTGCCCCAGGAGCGACTTGAGGCTGGGGTTGAGCCCAGGTTGTTGGGCGACGAGAATAGGCAAGGTGGCTGCGGTAATAAACGAGAGCACCAGCAGGCGCATGCCTGACGCAAAGATGACCGCGATGGCTTTCTCAGCCAGAAATGCCACCTTGGGACTAATCGCAAACGGGAGGAGCACCGTTGTGATCGCCGCATGTGCATAGAACTCGATCAGGGTGACAAAGATCCAGATGGCGAGCGCAAAGTACGCGGCTACAATCAGGAGCGCAATCGGTCCTGCCAGCAGAATCTCAGGAATGTTCTGGATCGCTTGCCACCCGGTATAACTCATGAGCCGATCAAAAATGGTACCAGTCACCGAGAAGCCGTAGGCCGCGATATTGCCAGGGTCGGTGAAATCCGTGATACTGATCGCATCCCCTCCCGCTCGCAACCCGAACCCGATAAACCCATCGATGATCAATTTGGTCAGGCGTTGCCAGTGTTGAATCAGCACCGCGACAAACACGATGCCAACCAGTTTGACAATCACTCCCGCGACCGATTGTCCTTCCCCCCAGGTGAGCCAGAGGCCGACCAGCGCGATCTCGATCACGGCCAGCAACCCGAGGATGAGGAGCGCATCAGGGACTAGCCGTGCACCCCCGCTACTAAACGTAAAGACAAACGATTTCAGCAACTGTGTCATGATCCCTGGTTCAACGCCCACGAAGCCTCCTCTCTAGCCACACCCACAGCAGGTGATGGAGCCAGTTCCCACCAATGATGATGATGGCCGCAGGTACCCATTGACGGATGACCAGCAACCCAATGCCCGAGAGCATCACCACCCCTAGCAACACATTACTAATACTCAGGATGACATTGCCTATGCGCATCCCTATCCCGAGTCGTATCCCTGATCCCATTGCGTTCTCCTTACCTGGGCAAATGAAAGCCCTGTCCTTCACCAATACCACGCACGGTGACACTGTGAAAGCCTTCCATAAATCGTTGTGCGTTGTATTGTGCCGCTGCGTCATCCATCCGCTGCCGTACAATCTCTTCGGCGTCTTTCATCGATTGCAGCCGAAAGTTCACTGCCTGCATGGTGAGGCCCAACTCTGCTTGTTGCTGCGCCAGCGCCCGCTGTTGGGCCTGGATTTGTTGCAGTGCCCTGGTCCCTTCAGCCCAGGAGGATGCGCCCAGCAACGTGGTCAGGCGCGTATAGATGGATACAAACGTGTCTTTAATACTCTGCGCCTGCATACTGACGCCCACCATCTCTAACCGAGCGGCCTGCATCTCGCGGAGCCGTTGTTCCCGTCCTTCGGGGGTCATTAACATCGTGGTATCCCGGTAGAGCTTTTCAAATTGGGCACTGGTCCTATCCAGGTCAAACCCGATCCGTTGCACCCGACTGAGAATGCCAATCGTGCGTTGATTCGTCACACTCACCCAATCCAGGATGTTGCTCCCCTTTGGCATGTCGGCTAGATGCTTCGCATTTTGCTCAATCATCGTATACATACTGCGGAGTTGTTCCGCCCACATGCGGGCATCTTCTAGCATCTGGGCGTACTTCTTTACCTCATTGGCTTGATGCCAGACAAATTCCAGCATCCGTTGTGCGTTACTGGCTCCATCATGAAACACCACAGCCTCACTTGTTCCAAGGAACACACTCATCACGCCGACCGCGAGCCACCACTTAGTTCGCCCGATATGCCTGGACAAAATCATCCACCTCCGTGAGTAAGCCAAACGCCACATGCTTGGGCAGGATGGAGCCACGCACGGTCATCTGGGTCCCGGTGTCAATTCGGTCGACACTGACATGCAGCGCCACGACCTCTTTGACAGCAGCGACAAACACATAATGTTCCGGTTCTTCGCGGAGAATCCTCCCACCCATCTTTTGGGCCGCACGGTAGGCGCGTTGATAGGTAGCAGGCACGGATTCATGTGTCACCACCTGTCGCACTTCCCCTGCGCTGTGTTCCGACAGCATCATGGTGCATCCGGCGAGCAGCAGGCTCAGGAAGAAGATGGCCACGATGATCAGTTCACCGAGAATGACGATATCCCAGGCATGCTTGTGCCAGCATGTTTTCATACGTCCTCCTTTAAGGTATCCGCATAGGTGTGGAGTCCTTTGGCATGCAGCCACTCGCGGGCAAACTGCACACCATTCCCTGTATACAGGGTGTCCATCAAAGCGAGATCAGGCTTTTGACTCGCGCCCGCAAACGCCAGGGCGACTGGCCCAAGGTGTAATTCAAAGGCACGGCACCCCTGCCGGCTCTGGACGTAGTAATCCCGCTTCGGGGTGAGATGCGCAATAATGTCACGTTCCCTGGCATTCACCCCCCACCCGTCGTAGATCGCAGCGGTCTGGGGCTCCAGGGCATGAAAATTCGGCAACAGAATGCGCGTCATGCAGGAGTCGCTCATAATTGCTGCCAGGTCACTCCGTGCGACATCCGCAATGCTCTGGGTCGCAAAGAGTACTGCCCCATTCTTCTTGCGGATTCCACGGATGTAGTCATCAATCCCCCGCTCAAAGACCTTGTGCAACAGGTAGAGATGCCCCTCATCAAAGACAAACAGGGCCGGAGCGCCGGTCAGGCGCTCTGTGAGTGTATGGAGCAACGGACGAATCACGTCCGCCATCACCTCTGGGGTCTTGAGCAGGTCCTCCATTTCAAAGCACTGCCACCGTTCCTTGGGTGGCGTCCAGGGGGTTCCCCAGAGCTTCGTATCCGCATCGTCCAGTTTCCCTCCCAGGCCCATGGTGCGTTCGAGTTCGGCGCTGATGTCATACCAGTGCCCACCCACTGCATAGGTCGTACACCGTAACGACTGCCCCGTATCGAAAATCTTCACCTCCGCGCCTGGGTATTGCAGCCAGGCCATCGCCATGGTGGCAAGTGCGGTGCTCTTGCCACTATTATGTGTGACCGTAAAATCTCCTAGTAGATACAAATGGTCGCTCTCACAGGTAAAACCATAATACTCTCCCATACCAACGGGATGGACGGTAAAGCCTGTCATGAGAACAGACTTCTTCTGTCGCCTCGGCGCCGCCTGTTTCCGTTTAACACGACAGGGAATGATTTCTGCATTCCCAGAGATACTGACGCGGTAGTAGGTTCCACCACCTCCTGTTTGGCAGTATTTCTCACATGGTGTGAGGTACGCGGCGAGCCCAAGGCTTCGCGCAACAAAACAGACATCTTCCGCAAGTCTTAACGACTGGCTTATATAGTCGTAACTGTTTCGTGACAATGATCCGTCCGTGTCGAGAAGCCCCGCTAGGAGGTTGAGCCTGTCGGCCCGTGATCCCGTTTTGTACTGCTGCGGGATAAATTTTGTTGCGCTGATACACCCGCGCAACTGGAGCTGTTCAAGTATGACTGTGACAGGATTACGACTCATCTTGGGGCGTCGGATTCCCATGGGATGGGTGATCCGATAGTGCGGACATCCACTACTATTGCTATATACCTCTCCTACCCTATATCCACACACTGCCGCATACGAGACGACGGCTTCATAAATCTCAGGATCTGGGTTAGCAATGACTGGCGTACTCTGAAGATCGCCATCGCCTAAAAGTACCCCAAGCAGATATGGGGGAAGCGGCAGTGCTGCGCCGTGGGGAAAATCCACTCCTGTTCTGTACAGTTTATGAAGCCCCTTGAAGGTCTCACTCCGCTGGAGCCACTCCCGTACTGAGATATTCATGATCGTTCCGTCGAATCGTGAACCATCATTGGTACGACGCAATGACAGTACATGGTCAAGGTTGACAATAAAGGGAGCGCCTTTTGTTGGACGGATTTCTACCATCATTGCGCGGCCACGATGGAGTGACTCTACTAACCGTGGCCGCGCATCTGGACCCATCACACACTCCCCAACCTGAATATCTTCGACGGCCTTCTTTTCCCCATCTGCCATAAGAATTGCTGTTCCCGTGGCATGGCACCCCACCGGACCCGCGATATATGCCATCCCGACATCCCCATCGTAGGTGTCGAGATTGAAGGGGGTCTGCCCGCGACCTACCGTGCGTAACAAGGGGGGGCCATTGAGATGCGTATTCCAGGGAACCCCTGCCGTGGGGCAGGTCGCTGGAATCAAATGGCTAACGTTCTGGGAATGGAGCAAGGGTTTCCGCACATTGGCGACCATATTGCCTGGGAGACTGCCCACCCAGGCATCCATCGTGTTCAATCCTTCGACCTTGGCAACAAACTCGGCATTGTTGAGGGTGGTTTCGACCAGGGTTGCCTTCTCGGTCGCCTCCTGGAACGTCTCTCCCCACACCACAACCGTTTGCGTCAGATACCCATAACTGACGGTGCCATGTTGGACCTCGGCCTGTGCCTCGCTCGCTTCCTGCTCCCAATCCAGCGCGGCCTGCTCCATGAGTGGACTTTCTTCGCCCGTGGTGCGTTCCTTGAGGACCGCTGTGACACTTTTACGTTGACCGTAGTGTGCCTTGCGATACCTGCGCAACTCGCTGGTTGCCTTGGTGCGGTCGAGTGGCACATACCGCGTGGTTGCCCGATACTCCATAGGGAGCTGCGCCAGGCTCTCTAACATGCCCGGTTGGGTTGCAGAGGGATATGCCTTTACCCCAACACACCGCACCCATTGGTCTCCTATCCTTGGCCACCGTATGACGCTCCCTGGTACCCATGTACGCCTGAGATCCGCCTCATAGGTCAGATAGGTGTCCAAATAGGCGGCAGGATCAGGCACGGCCACCTGGTGCGGGGTCGGGCTGACGGTATTATGGAGGTACGTCAGGAGATCGGTATCACTGAGGCGCGTCACGTTCGCACAACAGTCCTGCAGGAGCCCAGCGAGCCGCGCCACTTCCTCCTCAAAATACCGATACTGTCCCTCTGCCTGATCCTCCTCGGGGAGATTGGTATACATCAGGGTTTTCCACCTGGCCTGCTGTGTCCGGGGGCCACGGTAGACCAGACTAAGTACGGTGTCTGTGTCGTAGAGATTGCCAGGGGCAAGAAAGAAGGTACGCCGTTCCTGATCCACCAGCCGACTCACTGGGTCGGGCCAGGTGAGATCCGGGTACGTCTGGACCATGTGCCGCCTGGCATCGGTCATCACGCCCCAACCTCCGGTGAGACGGCGAAACACGGCGTTGAGCTTTCGTGCCTGAAGGACCAGCGCACTATCCAGGCTGCTGTAGAGATCCTGCCCGCGTATGCGGAGACAGGCCATCAGGCTATTATCTTTCTGATGGATGATCGTCGAAGTCGGCATCGTGTCCCAGAAGACCAGTTCCCCCACCCGCACCGGCTCGCGGGCATAGTCTCGAATCCACATCTGCCCTTACCCCTCATAGTGTTGATGATAGGTCAAGTACCGCTTTAGCATATCCCACCACTGCACTTCCCATTGGGTTGCGGTGACACAGATCAGATAAACGAGCCCTCCCAGGAAGAGACTCCTCCACCAGAGGAGGCTCCCACACACCGTGCCCATCACAATCCCTGCACACACCCCCTGTGGAATCCCACCCATCAGGAGCGACCGGGGTTCGGCCATTGCCTGGCGCACGGGACTCATCCATCCCTTGATAGGCTCATCATGCTCCACGATGCATCTTCCTCCATGTCCACATCCCTGCCCCAATGGTTATGCCATAATACAAGAGGTCCCCAAGGAGGAACCCCGCTAGCGCCGGCGTGTGCGCCATCGCCTGAAGCGGCATGCCTACCGCAAACCCCACAATGCCTGCTCCGATGATTTTACTGCCGCCAATGAATCCCCCTCCGATGGCCAGATTGGTGAGCCAATGGCCCAGGTCTTCGCGTTGCCCCCAGGCAACTTGAATCCCACGATAGGCGATGGCTGCAACAATGAGTCCACCTGCCACTGCAAGGACCATCTGTACAATAAAGGTCATCGCGGGTTCAATCCCTGTCCCACCACCTGTGCTTGCTATGACGATATCCCACATGATGCACTCCTTGCCCTCCACAGGGCGTGATCTTTGTAATACGCTTTCTGGACGAGTAGTTTATGTCGCCCAACGATCACCAGTTGATACCGTTCGTGCAGATTCATCAGCGCCGTCTCCGAGAGCAAGGGCTCCCACACCCGCTCTCGGCTGGTTTTCCCTCCGTAGTGGCGCACCTGCGTTACTTGATGCTTGCCGACCCGGTCACTAAACAGTTTTGCCACCTTCGCGTCCCCTATGCCGAACACAATGTTAATCTTGCACCCGTCGAGAAAGTTATGATGTTGGCCATAGGTGTTCATCAGTTCTTCCATGCTGGGTGTAATGAGCGCCAGCCGGACACCGGAACCGGCAAAATAGTTCAGTCCTTCGGTGAGGATGTTTAACCGTTTGAGCCCGGGCACTTCGTCAATCATGCCGAGCATCGGATGGGTCCACCCCTCCTGTTTCGACACACAGTATTCGAGGAGTTGCCGCAGCAACAGGCGACTGATCACCCGCAACCGTTCCTGGTCGCCAAAGGGGATGCTCAGATACAGGCTCATGGGTCGCGCCCGCTCGCGCAGGTCCCGCAAGGTAAAGTCACTCTGGTCGGTCATCCGTGCCACCAGGGGATCGGTGTAGAGCCGCAGCGTCCTGGTGGTTGTGGTAAAAATACCACTGCTCTCATCCCTTCCGGTGGTTCCCAGGACAATGGATGCCGACCGTTGGATACCCGCATGGGGATAGGTCCGCATCTGGTCAAAAATCTTGCGAAAACCATACTGCATGATAAGCGCATCCAAGGCGGCAGGGGTCCGCGCCCGCTGCGTGTACAAGCCGTAGAGGATGAGCCCGCTGAGGGCCTCATTGGCGAGTTCCAAAAAGTGCTGACTCGCACCACTCCGCTTCTCCCGTCCATCCCCTTCTGGTTCGTTATGCATCTGACTCACAAGTTGAACATCTCGCATCTCTTGCTCTGTTTTGAGACGGATGGCATCCAGCGGGTTGTAGTGGCCCGAACAGGAGGATGTTGGGGCCAACCGCACCACTTTGGAGAACGTCTGTCGCCAGGGTGCGGTGGCCGCGTACACTTCCTCTTTGGGATCATGGGCAATCACGCTACCTTCCCAACTGAGGAGTGTGGGATACGCAAAACAGGTCGTCTTCCCTGATTGTGTTGTAGCAACCACCAGGGCATGCTCTTTCCGGTTACTGAAGAGGACGCGGCCTCCGCGTTTCCCGAGCACAATACCATTTCGACTGAGCATGCCACTTCGCCAGCAGTCCCACCGCGTGGCCCACCGCGCCTGTTTCCGTGGGATATAACCAGGCATTAGAACTTCCCTTTCTGCGTAGTAACGGATGCGGCCGGCCTGGTGAACCCAGCGGGGAGCGCCCAGGTTGGTACCCACCGTGCCGTTGCCCAGCAGAGCAAGTACCCCGCCAGCACCCACACCCCTATCCGCAGGAGGGTGCGACACCACGGGAGCGGAGGGAGGGTGCACGGCGTAGTCTGTAATCGCACCAGGGCATCCTCAATCTCCCCCAGCCTGTGGGTGATGCCTGCTATGTCTGGGACCTCGCGCTGCTCCAGGTGAATGAGGATCTCACGTTGTTCGGCCTGGGCGGCGAGGAGCAACCCAAGCGGTTCGGTAATCAAACTAAGGTCGGAACCCTGGGCCATCCATTTCCTCCTGCATATTGTCTCCTGGTTGCACATCCTGCTCGGTGGGAGTCAGGTCGACGTTTCCCACAAGTCTGGCTTTCAATTCCTCATAGCGTTTCTCCCAGACAAACCGCTGCTGGGTGTCTTCTGTAGAAGATGGTACGTGCGTATACTGCTCATGGCGTGAGGCTAACGGCTTGCTCATACTGTTCCTTTTCATAGAGTTTCATGCGGAGCCCTGTCCCAAGGGCGTCTGCATCACGTTTCAGGCCTGGAATGTGTGTCCAGATCGGTTCTTGTCGTGCCCCTCCTTCCCATTGGTGTTGCATCTCACGGCGCGCATGGTTGCGTGACTGCTCAAGAAAGGCGGCAGGTGGTGTGGTCTGCACGTCGGCGATCCCTACCCGCTGCTTCCGTATTTCCCACGCCTCCGCTGCCTGCCGTTGTTCGGCCTGCGGATCACGCTGTGCCTGAATGGTCAGTCGGTGCCTGGTGCTGACATGCTTTGGTTCTGTGGGACCACGAAACCCCCGTGCATAGAGACTATCCGGGTGGAGGCGCTCCGCATGCCCCTCCCGCTCCAGGCTATAGTTCACCCAATCACACCAGGCAGCGCGGATTTCATATGCTGTACTCCGCTGACAAAACCAGGCGTCTTTCTGGGCACCACCCCGATCAGGATAGGCCGCATTCCAGCGCATGAAGTGCTGGTCGGCACTCCGGTCAATCCCATCGAGGAGACGCTCATGGAAGAGGACATGAAAATGTGGTTGATGCTCCCCCCGCGCATTCACCGGATCATGCATGACCCAGAGATACGGTAGGTTCGCTAAGTGGGTGGCGAGAAAGTCTCTCGCCAGGGCAATCTGCGCCTCCTGGTCCAATTCCCTTGGGAGCGCCATCATCCAGGACCGCGCCCACCGTCCATTCACGCGCTCCAGGCGTTGCGCCGTGGCAAAGAACCGGCCCGCATCATCCTTCGCCCACCAGGGCATATTGCATACCTCCTGATGGACGAGATCATCATGCCAGCCCGTTGCCTGGGACACCCCAAGCATCTGCGCCAGGGATGGCTCTGGTGCCTCTGCCCCCGACCGGGTGTAGTAGGCTACCACTTCCCGCGCTGCGGTGGTCCTTCCCACGTTGTAACTGCGCATGACACACACCGTAATTGCCATACCGATTCGATGCGCTCCTTCGAGAAACCTGATAACGCGCCTTCTCCTCCTCGTGACCCTACGAGTCACTGACGGCTGACGTCTTAGTGGCCTCTTGGCCCTGGCCTAATGCTGCCTGGAGGATGGCCCGGAGGGTGTCGGCATCCAGGGCCGCACCTCCGACATCCACGACTACTTTCCCGAGGGCGAGGTACTGGCCCATTTGGGCCTCCCGCAGGGCGTTTCGGGCATCGCGTTCTTTGCGTAACCATTTGGCTTTCGCCTCTTTGGCGGCAGCGAGCAGAGCATCAGGGGTGTGGAGTTTGCGAACGGGCATATGAGGGCTCCTTGAGCACAAGTGACGCATCGTGTGTCCCAGGGGGTGGTAGTTCCCTGGGACGGGAACGCAAGGTCAGGGGAGCTGACCCAGACAGGTTCACTCTAAAAGGGGCACGTGCGCGCCACCTTGCAGGTGAGAAAGAACAGATGTCACCGACTCCCCTGAGCCAGGCAGCAGCGTAAGCTGTCTAGCAGCTTCCTGGAGGGCGCGCCTGGTCTTCGCGCCATTGGCTGCATGCTGTTTGGCATCATAGGTCAGGTGACAACGCTGGCAGAAGGCGCGGAGGCATGCCAGCTTGTCGCAGGTACTGTCCTGACAGAGATGCGCAATCGTCAGCACGCACCGCACGACCTTCCAGGCATCAACTTGGGGATGCCTGGGCGCGTCCGCTTCGTGCCACCAGAGGGCAGGGGTGACGGGATCGCGTACAATGCGGGCATGATTGGGGATGTCGCAGCGGTGGCCAGGGATGCCCCAGACCGCATGATCACTGCCACACTCCCCCGTACATTGGCATCGATGATCTGCCAGACGTAAGACCTCTATACGCAGCGCCGGCCAGTTGGCCGGATAATCGGCTTTGGTGAGTGACCCGCTCATGCCTGTACTCCTGACTGCTTCCGACGTCCAGAGCGACCGGCGCGGGTGTCGGCCAGGCCGGGAATCCCCTGGGCCACAAACCGCCGCACCCATTTATAGACAAACCTGCGACTGATCCCGACGCGCTCGGCCACTTGCCGCAGCGGCATCCCCGAGGCAACGAGGAGAATAATCCGTCCCCGCCGCACTTCCCCTGTAGGACGCAGGAAGGCACGTTGCCAGCCTTCGAGGGTGGCCCGTTCGGCGGGCGTCAGCATAATGACAATCTGTGTGTGGCGTCCCTGGCTCATGGCGCACCTCGCTGGGCCGCAAGGAGAGGGCCAATCTGGGCAGGGCGATACGTCCCTTTCACCCACTTGCCATCGGGGCGACGGGTCCCCTCGCGTTTCGACATGTTGGCACGGTGGACTTCCGCAAAGACCGGGGCCAGGTTAATCCCATAGGTGACAGCGGTGCCGTACACAACATACAGCACATCTGCCAATTCCTGTGCGATCCCTGTCAGGTCCCCGACAGAGAGCGCCTCTTCCAGTTCGCCACATTCCTCCTGCACGAGCGCAATGCGCAAATCGCGGTCGTCACTCGTTGCCACCATGGGCCACGGCTGTACCGTCTGCCCACACATTTGATGGAAGGCCATCACCATCTGTTGTTCAGGACTCATACCGTGCCTTTCTGTGCATACACATGGAGGATGCCATGCACCTCACCGTAGAGGGCATAGCCTTTCTGCCAGACCGTCCACTGCGCCAGGAGAGGTTCGACATGTGCAGTGGGCCTCGGTAGGCCGGCACAGGGGTACCGTAGCGCCATGCCCGCCGCCGCATAGCCTGCCGCGCCACGCACATTCCAGCTCCCACCAGCAGCATCTACGCCCACACCTCTCACCGCCACCCACGCCGCCGTTCTCGCTGCACACACCGCCGCTGCGCACATGGCCTCCCTGCCCGCACCCTCGACCGACGCCCACGCCTTCCTCCAGGTCGTCCCAGGCGACCCCGCTGCCGCGCCCGACGCCGCCCATGCCTCCCTCCATGTCGCACGGCGCGTGAGATGCCAGGTAGGGTCTGGATCACCATCGGGCTGCAACCAGCGGATCTGCGGGATGGTGGGGAGGAACGCACACAGCCCGGTATAGTCCCAGCCGAAGAACGTATCCAGATCGGTGATTTCTGCCACAACACGGATGGCCCGCGCCTTACTCTTCGTGGCGTCGATGCGCACGAGCCCTACAACGGGCTCCACCAGGTACGCACTACAGGGGAAGCTCGCGCCTACGTTGCAGGCGTTCGGGCGCTGCGTCACGTGAATGCCACCTCCACAGGAGTGCGCTCGGGTGTAATCGGGACAGGTCACGACGCTACCCAGCGCGTCCCGGTAATTGATGGTATACCCGGTGAAAAAATCCCAGCCGTCGGGCCGGGCAAGGTGAAACCATGGGTCAGGACTCATGCCGATCCTTTCGTGGCAGGGGGGCCTCCCGCTGCCCTAACTCATCGAGTGCCCACGCCTCAACCTGGCGCGTCAGCAAGACCCGCAGTTGCTGACTCGCCGTGCGCTGCCGCTTGAGACAGCCGGCGCGAAATGCGGCCCATAATTCCGTGGGGACATACCCCGTTGCGCGTGTCTGGTGTGTTGCCATTGCGGTCCTCTCGTCTGAGTGACACCATGACACTATTTTACACAGAAACATAGAAGAAAGACAAGGAAATTCTTCTTGAAGTGGTGTCACTTTTCCTCTATACTTGTGGACAGAAAGGAGGTGTCATGGGTACACAGATGTTGCTGAGTTCCTCCCCGCTGGCGCTGGGGCTTCCCGACGCCGACATCACCTATCATCCTGCCTGGCTCGACCATGCGGAGGCTGCGTCCCTGCTGGCCACTCTTCTGGCAACCACGCCCTGGTCGCAGCGCACCCTGCGGGTGGCGGGATTGACCATGCCCTTGCCGCGCCTGACGGCCTGGGTTGGCGACCCTGGGGCAGTCTATGCGTACAGTGGCATCCGTGAAGTCCCGCTGCCCTGGACGCCGATGCTGGCCGATCTACGGCACCGCTGCGGCACCGCGTGCGGCACTCCCTTTAACAGCGTCCTGCTCAACTACTACCGCGACGGCAGGGACCAGGTGGGTTGGCATGCGGATGACGAGCTGGAACTTGGTCCTGCCCCGGTCATTGCCAGTGTGAGTCTGGGTGCCCCACGGGTCTTTGCCTTGAAGCCGCGCGGGCTGGCATCTGCTCGCCCTGTCCGGCTGTCCCTGCTGCCGGGGAGCCTGCTCGTGATGCGCGGCACCACGCAGACGCACTGGCTGCATAGTCTGCCCGCAGACCGCACCTGTCAGGCACCACGCATCAACCTGACCTTTCGGTGGATATCCCCCATGGAGGCCCCATGCCCACAGACACCCCGATCACGAGCATGACCGACACCGAACTGTGTACCGCCCTCGCGCTAGCGCAGGGCTATACCCACGTCGGCCCCTTCCATGGACAGGACCTCTGGCATCCTCCACGGAACCGCACGCAGGTGGGGCCCCTCCCCCGACCGACCGACGACTGGACCGTGTGTATGACGCTCGCGTTGCAGTGGCTCTACGACGGTGTTGACGCTGCCGCACTGCGCCGGGCACTGTGTGAACTCGTCCTGGCGGCGATGCAGAAGCAGGAGGCATGATGCGCGGAGCCCCAGGCACACCCAAACCCAGACGCCTCCTGACCCTCGATGGTGTCACCCACCCCTTAGCGACCTGGGCCAGGCTGGTCGGGATGGCCCCGTCCACGATAGCCTGGCGACTGAACCATGGGCAGACGGTCGAGGAGGCATTGCAGCCGGTGCGATCAGGCTTTGTGCGAGCAGTGGAAGCCTATCTAGACGCGCAGCAGCAGGAACAGAAGGAGGACACCCGATGAGCGACCCCACCCCAGGCCAGGTAGCGTATGACGCCTACCAGCACGCCTACGCGATCACGTATGCGCAGTGGCACCAGCGTTCCCCTGGCGACGACCATTACGGGGACGTCAACGCCTATGCCTGGCACCGTCAGGTCCCAGGCGTGCAGGCAGCCTGGGAAGCCGCAGCGCGAGCAGTGGAAGCCTCTCTGGCACGGGAGGAGGCCGTGCGTGGACGGTAACAAGGGAAAGGTGTATACTCCTTGTGCGGCTTACTTGGAGGCGACGGTCTCTGAGGACAGCGTGACTTGGCACGTTGCCGTACTCCTTCAGCCAAGACGACCATCCCTCGCCTGACCAAGGAGCGAGACTACATGATTCGTATCAATCTGCAAGATCCCGACGAATGCGCCAAGATAGTCGCACAGCACCGCAGAGAACGTCGCTTAGCATATGGGGCGGCCTGGCGTGCCGCGTATCCCACCGCGTTTGTGGACTATTACGCAGCGCACAAAGACGAACGCCATGCGTACTGCCAGCAGTGGCGTGCCGAGAATGTCGCACACGTGAAAGCGTATATGGACGCCTGGCATGCCGCCCATACCGAGCACAGTGCGGCGTATGCGAAGTCCTATTGGGCACTCCACGCTGAACGCAAGATTGCCCTGGCGCGTGCGTATATGCCCGGGTATTACCGTGCAAACAAAGCCGCCTTCATTGCACGCAATGAAATTCGCCGCGCCCGGATCAACAACGCGCCCAAGATTGACCTCACGCCTCGGCAGTGGCGCATGATTCAAGCAGCCTACCATTATCGGTGTGCCTACTGTCATCGGAAGCCTCGACGCCTCACGAAAGACCACGTTGTGCCAATTTCCAAGGGCGGTGGCCATACAGCCTCAAACATCGTCCCGGCCTGTCGATCTTGCAACGCGAAGAAACACCGCAATCCTCCTCCATGCGCTACTCAGATTGTGTTGCCGCTCCTTTAACCGCCGCTCAGTAACATAGCGCGAGCCCCAGCTATTGCATCAACAATGTCGTCTTCGTTATGCGTCGTGAGCACCGTAAAGTTCGAGATCTGATACCAGGCACGGGTCGGCAAGGTGCTAGCAAGCTGGAGCCAGTGATTATGGAGGGGAGATTGCAGGGTCCTAATCCGCACGGTTTTGTTATTGCGGGCTCCACTATGACGCACGGGCACAATCGTTGGGGCATAGGTCCCACGGAGCGCAAACTTTTGATAGAGCGTATCGACCAGGTTCGCCTGGTAGCCATTACTCTCAATCCCGAGTTTGGGGACCAACCAGCGCACGCACAGATCGACCACCCCATTGAGTTGCGCATCCTGACTATCGAGCTGGCTCATATACGCATCGAGGACATATTGATAGCCGTTCTTATCCTGCGCGACAATGGGACACGCGGCCCAATCCGCCGTCTCCCGTTGGGTGCCTGGCGTAGGATCGTAAAACCCCAGGAAGGCATCCATGTCGGCATAGCGCACGAGCCGGCCGTCCTGGCGCAGGACCCCCTCGGGTTCCATCGTAAACGTCGCAATTTCGTTGAGGTCAAAGAGATAGGATTCATCCTGGGTGGGGTTGTTCATTTCCTCGGACCAAAAAGCCTCCTCACTCTCCGTGATCCGGCTCAGCATCAAATCGTAGTAGCTCTTGCGTTCTGGCCAGAGCACCTGCACGTTCGCCATCATGACCGCTTCATGCGTCGTGTAATACGCTTGCGCATCCGTCAGGCGGCTGGGATTGTCCAGGTTCAGGATGATCTGTCTCCACGCGGCCCAATGCGCCCACGCCTCCGGGGTGTCCGCAAAGTGCTGCACGGACTGATAGATGTGCGCCTGATAGCCAGGGTTGGTGAGCAGGCTCGCCAGGAGGGATTCTGGGTGCAGCACCGTGCCAATCGCATCGATGTTGGTCTGCTTATCGCCCAGCTTCGCCACATCGGCGTTCCACCAATCGAGGAAGCGTTGCCGGCGCAGTGGCGTCAGGACCGTCTCCCGGTCCTCCGCATCATCCGGGATAATCTTCGACGGGCGCTTATTGTCGCGCAAGAGCCCACGAACGGCGGTCTTCGGGGTAAACGCCCGGTAGATACAGCCGCAGGCGAGTTGAAAATCGTTTTGCCTCCAGGTGGAGGTTTGCTGCGGCCCAAAGACCTCAATCAGCCGCAGATTCTGGTCAAAGACATCCCGAATATCCTTTGTCTTATCCCGCGCCATATCGCGGGTCGCACTACAGATCAGAATATACGATTCATAGCCGTAGAGGCCTTCCCAGATAAGTTGCGCCTTCCCCTTCGTACTCGTCTTGGCGCTGCCGCGTGGCGCGGCGGTCACATCGCGCACCCCCCGCAGCCCCTCCCGGGCCATCGTATTCGCCCGGTCGAAAAACGCCGCATGCATGGTCGTAAACGGTGCGGTGCACATATCAGGAAAGAACGCGAGGATAAACGCCTTCAGATCATAGCGGCACTGCTCGCGCAGGTCGTCGGCCCATGCCTCCTGGCAACCCCCCGGCCAGCGGTTGGGGGTCTCCAGGCCGGCGATGTGTTTGCCCTCCAGGAAGGCGTCCATAAACGTGATGAGACTGGTCATGATCGGTGGTTCGGCAGTCGGCATGCGTGTGCTTTCCAGGTCAGCTCTGCCCTGTTCCCCTGCCACAGAGCATAGCAAACACCCAGGACTGGTCGCTAGGGGTTTGGCAGGAGTGATGGGCAAACCGCAAGCATGTGCAACGGTTTTGTGCTACACTTCTGGTGTCTGTCTGTGCCCTTACGCCCTGGAGGATCTCCCATGACGCTGCACCGTACCCTTGGCATTCGCCACCTCCGCTACCTCTGGCACCGGCTGCGCCTGTCGTATCACCTGTTCCTCTATGGTGGCCCTGGCTATGTCCTCTATCCTTCCCCAGAAGACCTGGCCCACCTCGACCACATCTGGAAAGGCCACGCCTGATGACTGACGCCGAACTGCACGCCCAGGCCTAGGTGACTGTATCCAGAGTATCCTCACCGGCATCGCTTACATCGTCACCGGCAACTACGGCACCCATGTCACTGCCGTCCGTACCGTCGATGTCACCCACGCCAACGAATGGCTGCTCCTTCCCGCTCCAGCATGGGCGCACGGTCCCGCTCCAGCCCTCAATAGGTAGGTCTATATTTTTCCAGGAGTCCCACCCCTCACATGCCAAAGGGTGAGAGCCCTCCCACAGGATCAGCCACGCCGCATGGGGAGCGGTATATATTATGGGAAGGGGTGGTACATATTCTTAGCCATAGAGCCTCGGCCAATGGGGAGAGGGATATATTTTTTATGATGCCGGTACCATATTCGTCGCTCTAAGCCTCGCCCTGATGGGGAGAGGTAGATCTGAGCTGGATGCGGGGTACATATTCATAGGCACAAGGCCAATCCTGATGGGTAGGGCCAGATCTGAACTGGAGGAACCATCCAGGCATACGTCTACCGTTTTGGTTATTCGCCTGCGTTTGGTTTGTCGCCGGCCCCCGCGCATGGTTGCAACCGCCTACCCTACGCCCTACACCATGCCATGCCTACCCTACGCCCTACCCACCATACCCTGCCTATCCCCTACCGTATAGCCGGCGCACACTGCCGGCCAGTGGAAGCCATGCCTCGAGGACATATTCCTTCCCATATGCCATAGAATACGCTCCATACGGGTACAGTAGGCCGGTTAGTCGTCTCTACGTGGTTACAGGAGGGAATGACATAGGCCCATCGCAGCCATACAAGTGATATTGTGACCATATGTCCTGCCTCTTTTCTGCCTCTACCCTACGAACAATGGCCTGTTTTGAGGCAAAACCTGCCTGAAAGTGGGGGTGCCGGCGCGTAAAACATGGTCTTCCAGGCCGTTTTATCACAAAGGGTACATAGGCTTCCTGGGATTCGCCTAGACGCATGAATCGCATTTCGCCGCATAGGTACGCCGGCTTGTACAACAGGCGATTTTTGCTGTTACTGTTACTCTTTAGTGGTGTCGGCAGGGGCAACAGGGGTATGTTCGGCATCGTAAGCCGGCGAGGTGGCGTGTAGCTCCACAAATTCCGCCTCTATCGCCCGGATGCGCCATTGGAAATCGCTCAGGAAGGGTCGAATACTCTCCGGTGGGAGCATGGCGGTCGCCGCTTCCCACAAGGCATGCAGAAACTGTCCCCAGCGGAGCGTCACTTGCTCGCTATTCCAGTAGCGCTGTAGGTCCATCAGCCGCTTATGCTCTTGGGTGCGGAGGTGTAAGAGCATCTCATGACAGGCCTTGATCTCGCGCCATAGGCCATAGTCAAGCTGTGCCTGGGCTATCCCCTTACTGCCTTGGACGATGGCATGGCTAAAGGCCGTATACGCGGTTCGCATGCCGGCGAGGTCGCGTTGTTGCTGGGCGGTATCCAGGTCAGCCTTGGCCTGGGTGATCTGCTCCCAGGCATGAGCCACGGTCTCCCAGGTGGCGCCGGCGTCGTGGGGAGTCAGGCGCTTGAGGAGTTCTTGCTCTCGGGCCGTCCAGGCGGAGATCTCGTGTAACAGGCTGAGGCGGTCGGGGTCTTTCTGGGCTTTCCGGTAGTCGGCAGCAAGCTTAACGGGGATATACTTACTATGCTGGCCTGGGAGGTGGGTGGAGCCTGGTTTCAGCTTGCCGTAGCTTGGACTGGCAATGCCTCGAAGGATCTTGCCTCCGTGCATTTTACAGTAGTCTCGGCCTGTGATAGCGGGTTGTTGGCAGGGGTTCCCGGTTTTTGTCTTTCCCTGGCAACGTCGGGCGTGGCGAAACGGCATTAGGTGAAACCTCTCTGAGGGTGCCTATGCATTAGGATAGCAGCATTGCATGGGCGTAGCAAGGGAAGGTTATCCTTCTGGTACAGGATACGACACAGGATAGGGGCGGTGACAGGTTGGGCAGTGGCTGTGTGGGGGTGGGGATGAGAGGTGATCGGGCATCAGGGACAGCAGAAAAGCGGTCAGGGTGGCGTTGGTCTGAAGTGGGACAGTATCGGTTAACAGATCCGCCAGGAGGGAGGCATCAGGGACGGCCTGAGTGGTCAGGGTATCCAGGGTAGCAAGGGCGGTGGCTTCCTCGGTGGGGGAAAGATCGACCGTCAGGGCGGGGAGGTGGGGCTGGCTATGGCGCAGGGCGAGCAGGACCCGGCAATGGCCATCAAGGAGCGTCACAACATGCCGGTCCATGGGTGGCCACAAGGGGGAGGTGCGCAGGTTCAGGGTGATCGGCGCAAGCAGGCCGACAGTATCCAGGACAGCAGTGAGGGCAAGCTGTTGCGCGGTCGGGTGGATGCGCCAATTGCGCTCATTGGGCACTAGATCGGCAACGTCCACCAGACTATACCCAACAATCCGAGTGCGCCAATGATCGGGAGTGTGTGAAAGCGTATCCATACAGAGAGTCTACCATAACAGATGGAGAATACAGACGAAACAGGGGGAAGAAAAAAAGTGAAGACAAGGGAAAATAATCCCTTGACATAGGGTAAGATACCCAGTATTATTATGTTCATCTACTGGCGGTCAGCCAGACGGCGGTTAGAGACAAAGGATAGGAAAAGCCCAAAGAGGTTTCTGAGTACCACAGGCGATCAGTACAGGGTGTAAGGCCTGGCGGGAGGGAGAAATCAAGCTGAGTACAGCATAGATCATGAGAGTGCAACAGAGTCGGAGGATAGACACCTATCCTCCTAATGTGGCAAGGCTACATGGCAAGCAAGCCTACTCTCACAGGGAAGGAAACAGGACCATGGCACGAAAACGAAAAATGACAGACAAAATGCTCCAGCAGAAAGTGTCTTTTATCGAACGTACCGCAGCAGCCTACAGACAGCAAGCCGAGCGAGACGGTATCCGCGTAGTGTCGCAGGACGAATGGGCCGCAAGAGTACGGGCACGCATACATGCGACAGAAGAAGGGAAACAAGCATGAGCGACAGATATCTCTATGGGGCCTGGGTCGCGTATCGACCGGCAGGGCAGGTGTATGACAGCGCGGTCGGTCTCGGCGCAGCGACGTTCTTGAAACTCCAGCATGACGTCTGTAAAGCAGTGGCATTCTACAGTGCACAACACACAGTCACGAGAGTTGAGTGTGTCAAGGTGTGTGAGGCGTGCGAGTCGGGCAAAGTGAAAAGGTGTAAAGCACCAAAGAGGCATGCCAACGGGTACCATGGTGATCGGTGTTACAAGGTCTGCCCAACGTGCAAAGGGAAGTACCAGACCATCCTTGATCAAGTCACAGGGGAGGCAGTATGAGCAGGTCAAGCAAACATGTGCCGGTGATCGGGCATTGTCGCGGGTCAGAGAAACACGATAAGCAACGCTGGCATAGAGCCTATCGGCGTGTCAATCGACAGCGGCTCCATTGTGGGGTCGAGCTACGGCCTATCAGAGTAGTCGTCAATATTTACACTATGGCGAAGGATGGTAAGGCGCGGTTCAATCCAGCGACCTATCCACAGGGTATGCGGAAATAAGCGCTCAGTGTGCGAGGAGGCTACGAGTAGCCTCCTGCCTGACATAACAGGGGATTGTGTCCATGGTGGGCACGGTTCGGCATAGGCGCAGCATAGGCATAATGGGATACCACAATGGCACACGAAATTGCTTTCGACAGCATGGGACAAGCAGAAGCGGTATTTGGGTATGGCGAATTTCCCTGGTGGCACAGTGACAGTATGCCGGCGCAGGTGTTACAAGGGCCTGTGAGTTTTGATGATATTTTCTCCATAGCCTGGCCATGGCGAGCGGTTCAGGAGCAACTCCAATATGCGGATGGCTCTCTCTCAGCGCAGCATGGGATACGCCGCTCTGATACAGGCGCAGAGTTAGGGGTCCACAGTGGCAATTATGGGAACATCCAGCCGAGGGATCTCTTTGATTTCTGCGCGGCCTTTTTCCAGACGTATCCTGAGATCCCGATTGCTGCCGCCATTGCCATGCAGGGTGGCGCAGTCCTGAACCTCAGTGCACGAACTGGCGCAATTGACGTGCTAGGCAGTGGCGATATTACGAAAACCTATATCAGTTTCCTCAACAGCTACAATGGCCGGTTTAAGGCGACGGTGTACATGTCCAGCGTGCGTGCGGTCTGTATGAATACGACAAGACAGGGGCTGTCCTCAGCCGATTTTAGCATGGACTATCGGCATACCAAAAACATCAAGGCGCGCATTGCCTCTGATACCAAAGACGCCGCACGGCTTATGGCCCAGCAACAGGCCACGGTAGCGAATCTGAAAGCATCGCTCGAAAAGCTCGCACAACGCCGGCTCAAGCCGCAAGGGTATATCAGTATCCTTAATGCGCTCTTTGGCGAGCAAGACACAGGGCGTACCAACAACATTAAAAGCAAGGTAATGGAATTGGTCGACGATAACGACGGCAATAGGTGGCCTGAGTGGAAAAAAACGGCCTATGGGCTGTATCAAGCGGTCACAAACTATGTTGACCATGCCCAACTTGTAAAGCAAACAAATAAAACAAGCAATATGACGGATGATCAAATCCGTTTTGAGCGGGCACAGGTCGGCGATGGTGCGAAGTTAAAGGAAAAGGCCCTCCAAAAAATTCTGGTCATGGCGGACGGGTCGGAATGTTGCGAGGATGCGCCCATTGTGAGTATGGCTCCAAGGAACATCACACCCACATACCAGCCATGGGCTGAAATTGTGGTGGGCTCCACCGAGAGCGCGGTGCCGATGGCTGAGCAGCAGGCAAGCGTGCAACAGACTATTATCACCATCCCAACACAGCCGAGCATACCAGCGGAGCCAACGCAATCGGAGGACAGTGAAGAGGTGTATGACATTGTCGATTTCGAGGTATTAAAGTATGACAATAATATGGACAGCATGCCATCTGTAGCAGTCCAGGAAGTGGTGAACGTCCAGCCGAACATCGCGCCAGTGGCAGTCGTTGACGAGGACAGCATACCAGCGGATCACGCAGCGGTCTATACCACGGCAGTAGACAAGTATGACCTACCATCCAAGGTCAAGGCGTGCATTGTGGAGTCCATCTCTGACGTAGTGGTCGTGCGGCAAGTCACCATACCAGTAGGCGACGTCCAGGCACAGATAGCCGCATATCAAGCGGCGTATCCTGACGGATGCCTAGCAGTCGATCAAGCACAATGGGACAGTATCCAGGCAAATAGGCGCTAAGTGTGCGAGGGAAGGCGAGTAGCCTTCCCTACGTGACAGAACACGGGGCGGTGTACATAGGGTGCATCGTTCGGCATAGGCGCATTACGCCAAGAAAGGAAGCTAGATGCATACCAGAGTCATAGCACATAATGACAAGGGATACCTGGTCAAGTATTACGTTGGCCCATGCCATGTGCAGGCCTATGCGGCATTGGCAGACAAGCGCGGTCTGGTGGTAGAGATGCAAGGCACAGAATATTTGCACATCCGGCAGGATGCGACAGGCAAGGCAAGCGCAGTGTTTAAGGTCCATAACATCATGGCCGGCCATGTAAGCGTCTAGGTGACATGCGGAGCGGCGTATTGAGAGTCGCTCCATACCTCCCTCTCTACCCTAACCACCATAACCTAGAGTCCACCAGGACTTACAAGCGTACTTGTGCGAGGGCGGTACGCTGTCCTCATGAAAGGTCCATCCATGCTCCTTCCTAACATCATTGACACAGGTCTTGACGTGATTCTGAAGCGGCTTGCAGCAGATCTACGGGAACAATATGCCGCTGTCCATTGGGATGAAACCCCCGAACAAACAGAGGCACGGTTGTTTATTCTCCATGGACTCACTGTCATGGCAGATTATGCCTATAAGAAGGAAATCTAATAATGACTCTGATAGAGCATAGGTGTTTACAGAGTATCCTTGACGCCTATATTGACTATAGAGGCTTTGATACCATGCGGCTCTATGACGTACAGGCGTATGAATTTGCATTGTATGCCGCACGCAACTATTACTTCCTTCTCGATTAGGAGGCACCATGGCATCGTTGCATCAGTTTCGGATTGACTACCAGGTTTGGAACAGGTCACAGCATGCGCTCTCGGGCCGGTGGAGTGCGACCGTCCAGGCGCGGTCGTGTTGGGGTGCGCTGCGTACTTGGTGGTGTGTCCAGCGGCAATATAAGTCGCTCGTAAAGGTTGTAGCGGTGCGACCAGTGCATACCCAAGCATGCCACATAGAATTGCCTAGTACATGGGTATATGGGTGCGATCACACGTAAATCAGAGGATGCAATCATGGAAAAGCCTACGGTTATCCTTCCCATTGTCCACATGAACGGGGACACAAAGAAAACGCTCTTGCACAATTTAGAGTCAGCCTATCAAGCGGTCAAGGCGGCGGAGGTAGCACTGGCGGCGTGTGCGCCAAACGGACGGAATTATTATCTGGTCGATGGGCTTTTTCCGCAGGCACTGACACAGTTTCATGAGCGGATGGTACATCTCGCGGCGGTGCGGCAATCGCTTGTCGCAGAGGCGGACGGGATACAGCAGAATTATCCAGATCGACCAGGCCACTAACAGAAAGGGAAGACAATGCGGATCTATGATAAGACGGTGGCAGATATGGCAGGTATGTATAAGTGCTCGGGTTGTGGAACACCAGGCTCCTGCGCGGAGCGGTACATTGTGCTAGAGCTAGCCAATGGAGATGGTACCCTGCGCAAGAGTGATTTTGCCTCTTCCTATTTCCACAACGAGCATTGTGTAGCACAGTGCATTCTCCATGGGGAAGCGTTTCTGAAAGGTCAACCCTAAGTGTGCGAGGGCAGCGCTCTGCTGCCCTACCTGAGACAACAGGGGATTGTATGCATGGTGCAGACGGTTCGGCATAGGGGCAACACAGGAGCATTGTTATGGAGCATACCTGGCACAACAAAGCCCATGAATTGATTTACGCCATGTGTTTAGCGGCATACAAGCGAGCGAACCCAAAACCGCTTCGTAGTAGTACCAAGAAAGCAAAACCGTACTGTGTCCCAGCACTGGCGCAAGAACTGGTCGCATGTCTCAACACGAACAATGAGGAAAAGGCGAAAGCCATTTTTCTGACCTATGATCTGATAGCTGACGCATACAAAAACTAGCACCATACAGAAAGGTCCATACCATGTATACGTTTGATACCTATACAGCAACGGCCCCACAGGACAGCGGTCAATGGGCAACCTCAGATCGGGGCTGGCTCTATGTCGAGGATGCAGACGGCGCAGAACGGGCGCGGGGTTATTATCTCAGCTATCAAGATCTTCCGCACAGGCCGGCGTTTGTGCTCGCTATGGCGTATGACAGCTCGGGCCATGTGGACTATGCAATACACAGTAACTATCGTAACAAGGATTGCGCCAGTGTCAAGGAGGCACGGGCCTGGCTGGTGGAGCAGGTCATCGGCCAATTGGCATTGGTCTAGGGTGCTCAGTGTGCGAGCGCAGCAGAAAGTTGCCCTGCGTGACAGAACACGAGCATGGCAGACCGTCTGCCATGCTGGCATAGGCACTCAACAGTAGTGACAGACATGGCTGACGCAACCTTGCTCAACTTCTATTGGCAACAACGCTTTGTAGCCGATTGTCGCGCTGTAGGGGAACAGGCGCGGCTGGTGCATTCCCTGACGCTTCCCCTTGCCTCATAGCCTGCCTCAAGTCGCCACACCACGGGGTCGCCAGCGGCCTAACACCATATAGGAGGTACATATGTTGAAGTGGACGGTTGAAATTGCGATAGCAGATAACTGGATTGCTGACGGGTTTCGCGTCACGGAAGAGAATATCCATGAAGCGATTATTGGAGAGCTTCTCCAGTATGCCTACGAGGAGGAGGTTGTCGTAAGGGTACTCACAGCCCCGACAGACGAGCAGATCAGTGCGGTTGAAAATACGGAGACAGAGCGCGGAGCCTAACTAGCACACACCAGGGCGTCGCAGGACGCCCTATAAAGGAGCGAGCAATGAACATCCCAAAATCTCTCTTAGCACTTTGTGGTAATGAAAGGTCTCAGGCCAGTATTCAACATGTCTATGTGAATGTCGAGAAGAGGGTAGCAGTGGCTACCGATGGAGCGGCACTTGTGGAATACCCTATTGATCCCGATGAGGGAGAAGTCTCCGGCTATGTGCCTGCGGAGGCTATCCTAGCAGCAGCCAAGCTCCCGAAAGGTTTCCGGGGCAAGTTACTCCACTACAAGGAGACAACGCAGGTTATGGGGAAGACAGGGCTGGTGTCGTTTCCGAACCCGTTCCAAGGGGAAGATCCTCCACCAAAATATCCGCAGTATGAGGCGGTTATACCAGAGAAAGACAGTTTGCCCGTCACGGTGTCCTTCAACGCACAGCTCATGCTCGACCTAGCCAAAACACTTTCAGACAATACCGTCATTGTTCTGAGCCTTAATCCAGAGAACTACACTATGCGTGTAAAGGGGACAGACGGGAACGGGGCCATCGGTGTGATTATGGGGTGTCGTATCTAGCCTTATACAGAGTCAGCCCGGGCGATCTGCCCGGGCCGTAATGTGGCAGTGCTGTGACAAGCCAGCACAAGGCACACAAAGAATACCTCCTATCAGAAAGAACATAGCATGACACAGTACACCGTGCCACAGTTACGCGCAGCACTCGCCTTTGCCAAGGAACACCCCCACAGGAACAATCAAGGCTGTGGATACCGGAGGCTGGCCACGAACCTATACCGGAAATGAGTATCGCGCCTGGTTTCAGGACTGCTTGATGCACAAGATCAATCGCACACTACCAGCGTCACGCGGGAGAAAGGATAACTCCATGTGGTTTATGGAACAATGGCGAGCGAGCCGAGATCTCAACAACCCTCGGCTCATTATTGACTGGCTTCCGGCCAACCTAGCGCGGCGGTTTGCCACACGCTTGCGGCGCTATAGGGACAGCTAAGACGCCACACCCTGGGGACGCCATACATTTACCTCTTGACAAAGGATAATATACCCTGTAATATCTCTGGCAGTTCGGCAACAGCAATTTCCTGAGACTGAAAGGATACGCCATGCAGACGATTCGCGAGTGGATGCTAGCACACATCCAGGACAAAGCGACAGAACGCTCCTGGGCAGATCTGCCTACTGATTTCGAGGTTGATGCTGTCCATGCAATCTATAAGCATATCAAGCCGCATTTTGACAAGCGCGATATACGAGCGCGGATCACCGCAAGTCGGGCGCGGACCTTTCAAGATCTACGGTACGCCATTGAATTAATGCTATACCTCTAACACTGACAGAGCGCGGAGCCTAACCCCACCTACAGAACGGAGTCACGCCCATGGTTACACGCGAGCAAGTCTTAGAGAAAATCGCCTGTCTGGAAGTCAAGGCGCATGCAGCGATTGTGCAACGGGTCACACACCTGCTTAATGCCGGGGCAGCGAACCTGAGCGACTTTGACAACAATTACGCCCTTCCCAAGGTCCTCTACGCGGAGGCGTTGCGCGACCTGTCCGAAAGCTATGCACCTACCAGGCGCGACCTGTGCGACCTGGCGCGCAACCTGCGGAATTTCTAGCGATCACGCTCCACTGGTGGCGTTTGGCACAACTGAGCGCCACAACGGAAAGGATAATGTCGATGATGCTACAGAACGTCAGAGTTGCGTACCATCGCAACGGGGTCTCTGGTATCGGGTTCCACGTTATCACCTTTGTCTGGCATGATACGAACGCTACTCCATCCATCCACCGGCGCATGGTGGCAACTGTGTTCCCCGAGGCAGGCGCTATTGCAGTCTTAGACGTTGACCAGACAGCCGCAGGCAACATTGCATTTGCGAAGGGAAATTCCTGGCGCGGCGATTATTTTGAAAAGGCTATCCGGGAAGAAATTGCCCATTATGAAGGCGAGTAACACACCAAAAGAAAGGACTCACCATGCAACAGACATTTGTATGCACAGACCGCTTCAACCTTGATGATGTCGATATGACGATCCTGAGTGAACGGGCAAGCCGGTTTTGGGTCCAGCACCACGGGCCGGCCGTTGGAGATTACATCGATTTTGCCGATGGTGTCACGCGCCGAATCAGCCATGTGTGGACCTTTGGAGATATCACCGTTCAGACCAGCGACGGCGGTAGTTTTTACCTGGCCAACGGCTCCCTCTCGTATTCTGGCGGGCTCTATCACGGCTGGAACAATGTCATACGACCTGGTATTCCAATAGAGACACTGACACTGACAGGCGAGACGCGAGAGGGCGCTGTCTGGTTCTTTCACCATGACTGGCACACGGCCCATAACGGCGTCTATACCACCATGCGGTTTGCGGTCTATACCTGTACGCTTCCCTCGAATTAACGCCATGTGGCGGCTCTGGGGGCCACACCCCAGGGTCGCCATACTTTTTATAACCAAGGAGATACAACCATGGCAGCACCACAGACATTTGACAAAGAGTTTTTCCCAACACCTCCGGCGATTATTACCAAGATGCTTGGCTACGTTTCCAAGGACGCCAAGTATTTTCTCGACATTGGCGCAGGGAAGGGCGCGATAGCGGAGCAGATTCGAGGGAATGAACGCTATAGCAGGAAGCAAGTCGATTGTATTGAGCTTGATCCTGAGCTTGCAGCGATTCTACGAGACAAGGGATTTCCGGTCGTCGGCGCAGACTGGCTGACCTATACCGGCGTCTCGTACTATGACGCTGTTGTGATGAACCCACCTTTTAGTAACGGGGTCGACCACCTCCTCAAAGCCTGGGATTTCCTGCACCATGGAGAAATCGTCTGTCTCGTAAATAGTGAGACTATTACGAATCCCTACACCTCAGCGCGCATGCGGCTCCACTACCTTATCAAGGATCACGGCACGACAGAAGATCTGGGTCCGTGTTTTCGCACCGCCGAGCGACAGACGGGTGTCAACGTGACGCTGGTCTATCTCAAGAAGATATCGGAGGATGACACCCTGGGCCTGTGGGACACCAGCACCCAGGAACGTACCCCAGCCGATGAAAGCAAAGATCCGCAATGGCTGGCGATTGTCGATACCCTCGGCAATATGGAGCACTTCTACAACGAAGCCACCCAGGAAATGCTTCAGGCATTTACCCACCTCCGCCGAGCTGCATTGTACATGCAGGCGAACGGCATCACAGGTACCTACAAAGATGAGTATGAAAAGATTGTAGGGCTCGCGCTGCGGAACGTCCACGACGCCCGCGCTGAGTTTAGCCGGCAGCATCGCAAGGATAGTTGGCTCCAGGTCTTTCAGAAGATGGAATTTCGCAAGTGGCTGGATCAGGCCCAGACCGAAACCTTCTTGCGCGATGTGGAGCGGGAAAGCACTATCCCCTTTACGAAGGAGAACATCAAGGGAACCCTGGAAAATATCTATCTCCAACGGAATAAATTGTTTGAGCAGTCCGTAGCCAACATTTTCGATGCCCTCACGAAGTACCATGCTGACAACACCTGCCACACCGAAGGCTGGAAGACCAACGACAATTTCAAGGTCAACCGGAAGCTCATTTTCCCGTGGGGCTGTCGCTTTGACCATAAATACAGCCACGACTTCAGCATGCTCTACTCGCGGGACATGGACATTTATAACGACCTAGACCGCGCCTTATGTGTCCTCGACGGGACAGATTTTACCGAATGTCTGACCATTGGCAGAGCGATGCAGGCGAAGTTTTACGCGCTCGGCACTGGCATACATGGGTCGTTCGATAATACCGCGCAGAGCTGGTACTTTGATATCCGGTTCTTTAAGAAGGGAACCGTGCATTTAGTATGGAGAGATATAAAACTGTGTGAGCAGTTCAACATTACTGCGGCCAAGGGAAAGGCCTGGCTTGGCAGTGACACGCAACACACACGCTGCTAGGAGGCTTTGCACCACAAGTGCCTTTTGCACCAAAAAGGAGGAATCTGCACCAAAAGCCAGCGCATAAATGCATAGGAAATACTAATACTTCTTACACGTCTTTCCTATCCAAAAAGCCCTGACTATCCCAATAAAACCGAGGGGGTTTAAGCGGAGGCATCGCGGAGCTTCCTGAGAAGGTCTTCGGGGAGTTCCCTCTGTAAATCAAGGATACCAGCGGTTTGACGATAGTCACCAGAAAGAGGAATGGTATCGGCACTTGGAATGTCACGCGGTGGCAGTTCTCGTGGAGGGGGTGACCGCTTAGCATACTTTGTCAGCCAAAAAACCTTGGAGCCTTTTGTAAACAAAGAGTTGCTAGAGGTGACCGCTGCCCCTATACGCTTTAAGACCCCACGTGGTCAGATGGCATATGGGTATGAGGTGTTATGCAAGGTGCTATGCCATAATATTTGCGTGATCATCCAGGGATTTTACGAGTTTGGGATTACTCCGAATTTTGGTGCAGAAGCACGTCTTGCACTAAAGTCTGTGGAAAAGTAGGCTTTTTGGTGCAAAGCCCTGCTAGGACATGCCGCCTGCCTGGGGTGCTGCCAGGATGGAGCACTTCAGTGGTGGGCGCACGGTCGCGCTCCATAGCCTGCCACAAGTCGCCACACCCTGGGGACGCCATAGGTTCAGGGCGCACGGTCGCACTCTATGCATCTACCACTTGACAAGGGATAAGATACCCCGTATTCTAAATGAAGCTGTGCTGGAGTGTGAGGGCTTGTCCCGAACCGGAAGCACGGCAAGGGGTGTCCGTGCATCGCTTCAACAAAAGGAGCATGCATGCACGAGTATCAGATTTCCACCCCCCGCTTTACCTGTTGGGTCCAGGTCGATGATCAGGACATTGTCACAAATACCGCGCCCTATCTGCGCCGGCTCATTATGGGCAAACCTTGGCAACCGACCGTATGGGCACTATTGCGCTTGGACAAGGCGCGAGCCACAACCTTACACACACAGGAGCCCCACGCATGACGAGCTTCACAGAGACCGAAAAAGCCATTAGGGCTTTCAGCGGACCTAGCAACGCTCGACTACGAAGAATCATCCGCAACAGTCTTCTCGCTGACATTGATCCACGCACCATAACAAGGCATGTTGCCCTGAGTACCACCGGCACGGCAAAGCTCCATGCTGTCTATGAGGCATGGCAGATGGAGAAAACTTCAGAAAGGGCAAACAATGGCACTGACACGAATTGAATCTGGCCTGTGCCAGACACCCAACTTCACCTTACGCCACGGCTGGCAGCAATGGACCGTGAGTCCCCGTACCACGCTTGGGAGCAGCATCCTGCCGAAGCCTATTGACGGAGGCACCTGGACAGAGGTGCAAGTGCGAGTCGATTTCTACGAACGACGCCTCCAGGCGCGGACAGACTACCCTCCCTACCCGCCCATGCCCACCACGGCAGCAGACCTTAGAGCCTTTCGGGAATATCTCTTTCCCGGAAAGACGAAGATCCAAGGCTGGCAGGCCATGGCGCGCATCCTGGATTGCACCAGGGATCATTACCGACATATGGAATCAGGTCGTTTTCCCTTTAATGCGAGAAATGGACGCTTACTGTACCGGGAAGGGATCGAGTACATGAAGAAAATCAAAAAGGAAGCGGCGTCTGCCGCCCGCATGCTGGAACCGATGGAGCACTTCTACCGAGCGATGGAAGAGGGCTTGCGCGAGGAAGAGGCCGCTGCGCTCAAGGCCAGCGTGCGCACAGACCCCTAGCCGGTTAGAGACGCATTGCTATTGACATACTCACAAGGTCAGAGACCTTGTGATTCTGGGATCAAACGGTGGCTGCCGTGTGTACGGTCTTACCTCCACCTCTCCACAATGGTTCGATGCCCCGACCATGGGTGCATCGCCCGAAGGAGATGCATCGCGTGCACCATCGTTCTCTCTTACAGCGTTCAACATTTTACAGAGCAGACTGCCTGCTCTAACGCCCTATGTTGAGTTTCAAAGAGCCGCATATGGCAACGGATGAGTTGTGACACTGCTTTCCGTTGACGCCATATCGAATTGTAGAAATTGTACCATGGGAAAGTATCCCACAACAGGGCACAAACTGTGAACAAGTCACTTAAAACGTTGAACAAAGCTTGTGGGATGTGCCTGAAGGCGAAGGAGAGTGCCTTATATCCCAAGCGTTTACGCCTGCGGTCTACGGCACCGAGGTTCTAGCCGGCTGGAGACGCATTGTTTCTAGAAGGCACCACCCCTCCATGCGTCTCCCACGGCGTCACACCGTCCTCATGAGCTTTTCGTGAGGATCTTCACTATAGCACGCGCTCAGGCGCGGCAGACGAAAGGCCTACTATGTACCATTGGATTTTTCTCCTTCCCGCAGGAGGCTCGTTTTTCGCAGGACTGAGCAAATATGCAGTTGCGTTTCTCTACGGGGATGCTACCTCTGCACAGATCGCCCACCTCCGGTTGCAAATCGGTCTGTTGTACATATTTATATGGGACGTGCATCTTCACAAAGGCACACGCCGATGATACCACCACTGGTTGCGCCAGCAGGTAAACAGTATAAACCCTTTCAGGAAACAGGTATCCGCTTTCTGATAGATCAGCAGGCAACCCTCCTGGCGGATCAACCCGGCCTTGGAAAAAGTATTCAGGCCCTTGGCATGCTCAACGCCATGCCCCAGATCAGGAGCGTTCTCCTGGTCTGCCCTGTCACTCTCAAGCGGATGTGGGCCACGATGGCGGTAGACTGGCTTCTGCCACACCTGGAATACGCCATTCATCTCATAGGGAAGACTGAGACGCCAGCCACATTGCAGGCTAGGCTACGGAGCGCAAGGACGGGCCAACGCCTTCTGGTGATCCTTCACTATGAACAGGTTGCCAGGTTTTGTACCCTGACAAACCTTCCCACCCTCGGGAAACCGATACGCACCGCCGCATTTCTGGGTGGCAATGTGGTGGATCAAGTGATTATTGATGAGTGTCATGCTCTCCGCAATATGGACACCATCCGCTCCATTACCACCAGAAGCATTACCGCTACACGGAAACTCCTCATGTCGGGCACACCGTTGTGTAACCATCTGCCCGACCTCTTTGCATGTTTGAATTACCTGGACCCGCTGACCTGGCAATCCATCCATCGTTACATGGATGCATGCAGGAACCCCTCAGCGGTCCATGCCATGCATACCACGATCAGCAGTACCCTCATGCTCAGGCGCACCATGGAGGAAGTCTTGCCTGAGCTGCCAGAAAAAATTCGGCAGGTGATCGAACTCCCTGCCGATGGCCACACCACTGTTATCACCAAGGAATTAGAGGAGCATGCGCGCTACAAGACCACCACGGAAACCTTACGGAAACAGGTCAAGCTCGCCAAGCAAGCCGCCGATACCCAGACATACCGAAAAGCGGTCGAGCAGCTTCGCGCCGGCCGCACGGCTGCGAGGGCAGACCTAGCGCGGCTGCGCCAGGCGACCGCGCTCGCCAAGCTGCCACAAGTGATTACACATCTCACCAACTGTCTAGAGGACACCGAAAAGATTATTGTGTTTGTCTGGCACCGCGCCGTGATCACACGGCTCCAGGAGGCATTTGCCCATATCAATCTCGTCACAATAGATGGCTCTGTCAGCCTCAAGGAGCGACACAGCGCAGCCGACACCTTTCAACGCGACCCTACCTGCAGGATGCTCCTGGGCTCGCTCAGAGTCGCCAGCGAGGGGCTGACGCTGACTGCTGCGGACCTGGAAGTCTTTGCGGAAATTGACTGGTCGCCAAGCGTCATGCGCCAATGTGAAAACCGGGCGTGTCGCATTGGACAGACCAGGCCGGTACGGATTCACCATCTGGTCTTCGAGGGTTCCCTGGAGGCGCACATCTCGGCCACCCTGGTCGCCAAACAGGAACGGATTGACGCCCTCATTGACGGGATTCCAGCGTTACCTTGAAAAATAAGTGTTGACATTGTTCTCAATACCTGTTATTCTCTTAGGTACCAAGTCGGCAACGTCACACTGAAAGGAGCCTCCCGATGAAAGCCAAGAAAGCCGCCATCAGCACCATGCAGACCGTTGACTGTCTGACCCCACAGCTTGCCTGGACAGTTGCACTAGAGAACGCCGTACTGCGGGCAATGGACAAGTACCCGAGCGATACCGAACGGATTAAAAGCGGACGTGATCTGATTACGCAGGGGCACGTCACCATCCATGCTACCACCCATGCCGAGGTCTGCTCCAGTCGACCCGAAACCGGCAAAACCTACACGGTCAATGGTTCGTGTCAGTGTGAAGCGACGGGATGGGCCAAAGAACGCGGCGATGAACACTACCGTTGTTCACATAAATGGGCCAAGGCGCTGTACCTCCGCGCTCTCATTCTCTTAGAGAAGATGAGTACCGCCACCTATCAGGCGGACCCGCACAATCCAGAGAGCGTCGATGTGTACGGCTTCCTCCATGCCCTCCCTGAAGGAAGCGGATACGCCTTCCAATACGAAGGAGGTTTTCGGGTGGTGCTCCCAAACGATGCCAGGCTGGTCGTTCATGCTCGGTGTGCCTGGGCCGAAGATGGTCAGTATGTCGGCTATGTCCCAGAAGCAGCGAAGGATGGCTTACTGAGAGGACTCGGTGTGACCGATTTTTCACATCTGTTCAAGAAAGGATAAGGCCAGGAAGGGGGCGGTAAGCCCCCTCCACTCCAAAACCTCAACCCCTAGCGACCACAACCCAGAGCCCACCAGGGCTCACAGACGTCCACAGGCGAGGGGGCAACGATGCCCTCATTACATCTACGAAGGAGTATGACTCATGGCCAGTACGATTCTGAAGATTGATGGTGTGGAGCGCGGAGAAGACATGTTTAAGGTGGACCCGCGCATTGTCAAGATTCGCCCTGGGCATAACCCCAGGACGGTGTTTGATCCTGACAAGCTCGCTTCGCTCAAAGCGTCTATCCTAAAAAATGGCGTGCGCGAGCCGATTACGATTGTCAAAGACGAGGATGCGATTTACCTGGTGGATGGAGAACGCCGGCACCGCTGTGTGTTAGAACTGATTGGCGAAGGCTACGGCGACCAATTCCTCCATATCAAAGCGACGGTTCAACCACAGACCCGCAGCAAGCCCGTAGACCTGCTCTTAACCGCCATGGTCAAAAACCAGTCGGACCCGCTGGTCCCCCTTGACCTGGCGCGTGGTGTCGAACGGTTTATTGTGGATTTTCAATGGACGGTGGAGGAGGTTGCTGACCATCTGGGGCACAGCGCGAACCACATCCGTGATCTGCTGAAACTCCTCACGGCCACGCCTGCCATCCAGGATATGCTCCAGAACGGGCAAGCAAAGATGACGGAGGTGATTCAAGCGGTGCGCCATGCCGACCGTGCTGAGGTACCCCAGGAAGAAGCCCTGCAGGTAGTACGGCAAAAGAATGACACCATCAAAGCCGCCAGGCGTGCGATTACCAAAGGGTTCTCGCCTGTGGAAACGCTGACGCCAGCGCCCTACGAGGTACACGAAGCTACCTTAAAAAACATCCTGACCACCATCCCCCGCGACCTAGCGCTTGGGATTATCTTTGAAATCATTCCCAAAGCGGTCGTGGTTCACTTCTTAGAGACAGGGGAGCTGCCCTGATGGCAAGTCTGTATGATTGCACCATTCCTGGTCCATACACAGGGACAACCATCAACATCACGGCGTATGTCGAGTCCTGGCGCGGCTTCCTTCAGATTGTCTTTACCAGCCCTCACGAAATCGGCCAGGCTGTGCTGATGAAGGTCGAACAGCTCAGCAGCGATGATGAAAAGCTCATCGCCGACCAGGTGCGCAACGTCCTCTCGACCGGCACGCGCCAGCCAGCAGACTGGCCTGCCAATGCGCCGGCGACGGCCTGTCCCACATGGGGCACCGTACCCGCCACGGCAGGGGTACGTCAAGCCGGCACGCTCCGGGAAGCTCGCGTGTCGGCGCTGCGATGCGCTCTTCGCCAGCGTCGATACCACGTTTAACCGCATTTGCCCGCTGTGCACGCTGAAGAATGCGGAAGAGGATGGCCTGTGGTTGACGGGCGAGGCAGTAGTCGTGGGTGGCAACTACGAAGAGGAGATCGCATATGACTGAAATTACGCATCGATGGACGAAATCTATTTTGTTCAAGATCAAAGCAGGATCAGTACGGCTCGCTATCGAAACGGCACTGAAAAGCGGTGCCGACCTGCGCAGTGCCGACCTGCACGGTGCCAACCTGCGCGGTGCCGACCTGCACGGTGCCGACCTGCGCGGTGCCGACCTGCGCAGTGCCAACCTGCGCGGTGCCGACCTGCGCAGTGCCAACCTGCGCGGTGCCGACCTGCGCGGTGCCGACCTGCACGGTGCCGACCTGCGCGGTGCCGACCTGCGCAGTGCCGACCTGCGCAGTGCCGACCTGCACGGTGCCGACCTGCACGGTGCCAACCTGCACGGTGCCAACCTGCACGGTGCCAAAAATGCCGCACTTGCCCAGGCCCGTACCTCCATTGTGCCAGAAAGCGGCACGTTCGACGGCTGGAAACTCTGCCGCAGCGGCGTACTCGTTCACCTGCGTATCCCTGCGGATGCGGCCCGATCTAACGCCACTGGCCGGAAATGTCGCGCCGCCTATGTCGAT